TCCGTAGGCGATTGGGATCCCCTGTTTCGTTTTACGGATATGAATGAAATTCAATGGTCGGGGCGGAGAGATTCGAACTCCCGACCCTCTGGTCCCAAAGCGGAGGGCGCCGCACCCCTCGCCCTTGTGAACCGCAGGTTTCCTCGCCTTTTCGGCAAGCCCCAAAACGCAAAAACGGGAACAGACGGTGAAAGACGGAAGCTATCGAGTCACAACTGCGTCACAGTGACGGCGACGATGTTCGCGCTATGATCTCCCGGCCATGCCGCACGTCTTTCCCAACCTCGCCCCGATTCTCACCATCGGCCAGCTCGCCGCCGAGGCGCCGGGCTGGGTCCGGCTTTACTGCGACACGCCCGGATGCGGCCGCCACAGGGCCGTGCGGCTCGCGCCGCTCGTGGCGCGCTGGGGGCCGGACGCACCGCGCGAATGGATGCTGACGCGCTTCCGCTGCTCGAATTGCGGGCGGGCAAATACCTCGATCCGCATGCCCTCGCATAATGGCAGCCACGGGCCGGAAGAATTTCCCGGCGGCGCGAAATAATCACTGAATTTTGGCGATAAAAACAGAAAAAACTTCGCATTCCTATTGCAGAACACGAAGTTTTTTCATATATTCAAGGGGTCAGGTAATGGTGCCTGACGGAACGGACTGGAGATCCACATGAGCTTCAAGCTCACCTTCCAAGTCCGGTTCGGCAAGTGGAAAGTGCGAATTTCCATGAGCCGGTAAACCGGGGCCAGTCGGGGGGAAATCCCCGGCTGGTTCCCCCCCAACATAGAGACCCGCAATGAAGAATGCAACCGAGATGAAGGCGCTCCGCAAGGCGCTCAATCTGACCCAGGCGCAAATGGCTGACCGGCTGGGCGTGACTCCGCGCGGATATCAGGACATTGAGGGCCGGGACGGCGACCTGAAACCCGTTCATGCGCTCGCCGTCGAACGCCTCGCCCTTTCGGTCGCCATCGAGAAAGGTGACCCCATGCTCGCCCCGGCCGCCGTCCGCCGCGAGGCGCTGGCACTCGCCGCGCTCATCACCGGCCAATAAAAAAAGCCCCTCCCGAAGGAGGGGCCGAGGCGGACGCATACTCGCGTCAGGGAGGAACGGCAGACGGTAAGGGAGGCCGCCCCTCGCGGCCCTATAGGGCCGCGAGGGGCTTGAGGTCAGCCCTGCAGGTTGAGCCCTATGGCCGCGCCGTGAAGCGCCCGTGCCAGGTCGATTTCCCGCTCGAGCCCGGCGATGGAGCCGACCGCACCATATCGATTGCCAGCCTCGATAGCGGCCGCCGCTTTGTCCGCCTTAGCGGCGGCCGCTTTGAGCGTATCCCGAAGGGCAACGATGTTGGCGGTGATCGCCGGGTTGATTTCCTTGATCATGCTTTTCTGTCCTTTCCTGATGACACTGGACAGATGGAGCAGGTGCGCACCGGTTCAAGCGAATATCGCTCTGTGTAGAGATTATCTCTGCGAGCGCCTCGCAGCGTCTAGATCAGATTGCCCTGCCCCACCTGAGACCCTGCCGGACAAGGGCAGTCCGCAATAATCAACTCGGCGGCCTGCTTGGCGCCAGCGCCCGTGATCGTGTAGGTGAGATGCACCTCCTCGAAGTCGAAACCCTCGAAACACTCCCGCACGCCGGGCGTATCGTTCAGGCTCAGCAGGAAGTGCCCCTTCAGATTTCGGAGCCGGTTTGCCAGCCGCCCGAAATCGTCGCGGCAGAATGCGCCCTTGCCGTAATCTCCTTCCGAGCCCCAATAGGGTGGATCGAGATAGAAGAGCGCACCCGGCCGGTCGTAGCGGTCGAGAAAGGCCTCGAAGTCCAGACACTCGATCGTCACGCCGGAAAGACGTTCGTGGATGTCCTGCAGCTCGGAGGCGAGGCGAACGATGTTGAACCCCGAAGGGCTTGAGCTGTCGACCCCGAAGTTCCTCCCCGCCACCTTCCCGCCAAAGGCGAGCTTCTGCAGATAGTAGAAGCGGGCGCTGCGTTCGAGATCCGTGAGCGTGTCGGGGTCGACGTCCATCAGACGCTGGAACTCGGCACGGGAACCGAGCTTCCACTTCATTTCGTCCAGGAAGGCCTGATGGTGGCGCTGCAGGACACGAAAAAAGGTGGCCACGTCCCGCGAGCGGTCATTGATGACCTCGGCCTTGGGCGCGAAGCGGCGACGGAAAAAGACCCCGCCCATGCCGACAAAGACCTCCGCATAGACGGCATGAGGGAGCGATTCGATCCGTTCGATGATCCGGCGGGCCAGCATCCGCTTGCCGCCGATATAAGGCGCAGCGCCCTTTCCGGGCGCTACGCGTCGATAATTTGACTCCATATTCTGGGACACTCACATTTCACCCGCCCTGATCAGGGTGGCGGGCTGGCCTCGGATAGGCCATTCGGGGACGGGCGAGTGGCTGCTCGCGGCTCGGGGCGTTCGCGCGCCTCCTGCTCCCGCCGATTATGTGGCGGGGTCTTTAGTCGCCCTCAACCGCTTCCACGAGCGCCCTGTGCTTGCGCTGGCAGGTGCGGTAGGCATTGCCCGCCGCCACCAGCGCGCGCGTCAGGGCCGCCCCTGTGACGCTCTCAGGGGGCATCAGGTCGGGGCATGGGGAGGTGAGGTTCGGGGGCAGCGGCGCTCTCTCCGGTAAAAGCGGCGCGGATGAGGCGCAGCCCGTCAGCATCGGCGCAATCAGCGCGATAGACAGGGCGAGCCGTGACCTCGGCCAGCGCCCCGGACAGCGCGGCCTCTCTCTTCTCGGCTTCCGCATTCTCCACCTCCAGTCCGGCGGCCGCGCCATGCGCCCGCACCCCTTCATCGTCCTTGCGTTTTTGCGAATCCCCGGCCTTCTCCGCTGCCGCCGCCTCGCATAGCGCGCCGCGCCAGTTCCAGGCGCTGCCGAAGCCCGCCGCGAAAAGGCCGGCCGCCAGCGCCAGAATGATCCATGGGTTCGGCATCACGGCAGCCCCTTCGTGTAACGGCCCTTGGCATAGGTCAGCACCTCGCGGCGGTGCCGGCCGGTGAGCGTCGCCGAAACGTGAACCCACCCGCTCGACGGGGTGACGCCGTCCCAGGCTTCGAGGATCAGCTGGTCGAAATCGAGATTGTCGCGCACGAAACAGGCCAGCTCGACATTGGAGATCCCGCGCACCTCCACATCTACAGCTTCGCCCGTCATGTGCTGCGAATCCGCCGCGCCGCCCACTGCCCGGTTGAGCGCCGGGCAGCGATACCAGGACAACCCGCCATCGAAGACGATCGGGATCGCGTAATGCGCGCGGATGCGCTCCAGCACCGTCTCGGCGACGAAGCGCAGGCGCGGGATAATCGCTACCGGCGGCCTGTTATCGATGCCCTCCACACGCGCAGTGTTGGAGGCCATGGCCTCGGCCAGCGTGAAATGCCGCGTCAGCTGCATCATCCTTTTCTCCCCTGAAGGTAGCGGTTCAGGATCGCCTGGCAGCCATCCGGGCTGAGATAGGAGACGATCAGCACAAGCCCGCGCGCCCCGTCCCCATCGAGCCCGATGATCGCGGCGAGTCCCAGCCCGGCGATATAGCCGAACAGCACCCCTGAAAACTCCATGCCGAGCGCCGAGGGCTCGAAGAAGCGCCGCTCGCCCTTGTTCACCTGCCGCAAATGCCAGACGAGGCGGCCGAGTGCCGCAGCCGTCAGCGAATGGTTGAAGAGCGTCCAGATGACGCCGGTCAGCCCCGCCACCGCCGTCTCGTCATGCTTGATCATCATTTGCCGCCCCCGATCAGGTTCACCAGCCAGAAAAGAATGAGCAGCGCAGCCAGGATGCCCGCAACAAAAAGCGCCAATGCGGCATACCCTTTCCAACCCGCGAGCGCGGAGACAAACTTGCTCATGCTGCTTGCCCTTTCCGGCCGCGACCGTCGAGGTCAATGATTGAGAGCGTGACGATTTCGCAGGGGATCGCCTCCCCGATCATCGGATAGACGCGGCGATAAGCTGCTGTCGAGTTTGTGACCATGTAGTGGCCACCCCCGTCGCGCGCCCAGCCCGTGCCGAGCAGCAGGCAACCCGCTGTGTCGCCTTGCGTATTGCCGATATGGATCAGGATCTCGGTGAAACCCGGCACATCAAGGAGCTGGATCATACCCTTGTGAAAAGCCCGCCCGAACTTCGCCTGATAAGGCGCGTCAAACCGGCTACTGCCGATCGGCTTCAAGCCAAGCCGGTAGGGCTTGCCGGGTCCGGTTGCCGGGATGCGCGTCTCGCCCGGCACCTTTTGCTTCCGGAATTCGTCCTCGCAGACGTAACAGAGGAAGGCACGGCCGCCGCCGAAGACGTCCTCAAGATAGAGCTTGCCGAGCGTCGACTCCTCGTCGCTCGCGATCCGTTCAAGAATGAGCTTCATGCCTAACCCCTTGAGCCCCTTGTGCTCCACCAGTTCCACACGGCGACCAGCCCGGCCTGAATGCCGCCCGGTCCGAAATAGGCGATCACGGCCGCAATGCCCGGCGCGATAGCGGCCGCAACTTCGTCCGGGAGATTGAGGAAGGCGCCAACGCCTGCAATCGCCGATTGCGCGACATAAAAAAGAAAGAGAACGGTGATGCCCTCGAACACCATTTCCTTGCCGAAGAAATTGCGCTCGCCCTTCTGAACAAGCCGCGTATGCCAGGCGAGCCGACCGGCAATCGCGGCCGTGACGAGCGATGCGAATATCGCATTCACGGTGTCGCTCAGCAGGCGCAAGGCCTCCGCCACAAAGCCCCAGAAATTCATATCGCCCCCAGCAATTTCAGAATGACCCCGACAAGAATGACCCCGACCACGACGACGTGAATCGTCCGGTCCGTCCACTTTTCTCGGTTCATGGAACCTCCAGGCCTGCCAAGCATCGCCGCGAGCACAGCCCGCGGCGATGCAAATGAAAGCCCCCGGATTTTCAGGAAGCGGCGCACACCGTGCGTCTCACGCAAGATTGCGCGCAGCAGCGAGGTTCGGAGCGCCGCCCCCCCCCGCACCGGGCACCCCACAAAGGTCCGCGGCCGAACGGCAAGCGGGCGCTTTAGCTCCCGCCCACAAAAGCGCCGACGCGCAGGTCGTATTTCCAACTACCCGCGTTCCATTGCATTCCGCAGGGCCACCCGCGAAGCGGACTGCTACCGGCCTGACACCCGTGAACAAACCATTCTTCTCGCAGAATGATGCGGCCGCCTAGAATCAGCGGCGTCAGCGTATGCACCGCCGCCGCGATGCGTGGATAGACGGGATAGCCGCCGTAAAACTCGGCGGTATTGCGCCACCACGCAGCGCCCAGCTGGACGGTTCCGCTGAAGTCCTGCCGTGAGCCGTCACCCACAGTGATCCAGCCCAAAATCCGCTCCGCCCCGAGCGGCGCGGCGCCGATATCGTGATCTTGCCTGTGCATGACATCGACGCCGCTCGCAGGCGCGGGATGGACCTCGCTCGTAAATGTGCCGTCGAACATCGCGAGGACAGCGACTTTTGCACGATGGGTGTCGAAGACCGCCTCTCCGTCAGCATCGCGCAGCAGGATGCGCTCGGGCGTAATGATGCTCTCGATCATAGGTCGACCTCCGCTCCGTTAACGTGATGGTCACCCTCCGGCGGCGGCGCGGGCCAGCCCCCCCACGACGTTGCATTGGTCCATGCAGAGCAGGTTGATGGAATAATGAAGTCCGTCTCCCCGTCCGACCCATCGGTGAGGCCGTTCTCCCTGAGCAGAAGTGTCTGCGTTCCACCGAGAAGGCGCAGCTCGCCCGCGCCTTCCGCCTGCGAGAGAAACCGATACTCAGACGACACTTTTCCGATTTGTTCGCCGTCGATTTCTTCTGGATCGAGATAGACCATGTAGTCGCTGCCGCTGCGAACCTGGAACGCTTCATTGAGCAGCCAGACCTCCCAGTGGAGAAGCATTGCAGGCGCATAGCCGCCACGGATGCGCAACATCACATTTGTGTCGTCAACAGCCAGCGAGCACATACGCCAGTTTGTTTTTGTATGATCGCCGCCGGGGAGAGGCGTGACGCTGCCCGCCAGCGGTTGTTTGTACCCGCCTGTCTCCAGCGTGCCAATAACGAGAGGCGGCGGGTCCATTTCATGCGCAAAGAGCACATCCGATCTGTCGATTAGTGTCTCAGAGCCGGTTGCCCCAACGGTAATTGGAGACCGTCCTGCGTCCCTGCTGCTGACCTTCCGGACGAAGCGCAGATAGTCGAAGTCGGAATGGAAGCGCACATCACCGAGATTGTTGAGCGGATCGATCGCCGGTCCGAAATCCGTCGCGACCGCGCCGCGCCATTGCGCGATCGTCCCTTTGCGGATGCCTTCAACGGGCAGGTCGTCGGTCCCGGCGGAGAGGAAAAAGTCCCAGCTCATGGCGCCGGCTTCCGCATCAAAATGTACGGCGCCTGCGTGTCGATGACGAGTTTTGCGTCGTCGAGCGTTTCCCCCTCTCCCAGTGGGCTCGCCAGCGTGAGCGCGAACAGCGTACCGGCTTCGATCAGCGCCGCGTAAATATTTTCGGCGGTGACGGTATTGGCGACCAGATCGTTCACCTTCACCACGCCTTCCTCGACCACGAAGGCCGGGAAGGGATCGCCGCCATTAACCGAAGGATGGGCGATCTGGAACCTGTCGACCAGCCAGCCCGCCGTGACCGTCTCACCCGTCTCACCTTCCTGCACGATCGCAACGCCCGCGATGCGGCCATTGGCGTCGAGTCGGACCACCCACTCCCCCTCCAGCGCCTCGGCATTCGCAAGTGCCTCGACCACCGCTTCCGAAAAATTCGCTGAGGTCAATTTCTGCGGCGTGACCGAAATCTCGCTCGACCAGTTGAGACCCGCCTCGCCGAAGACGTTGTAAGCGGCAACGCGGATATAGGTCGGCGAGGCGATCAGCGGCACGAGGAGGCGTGTCACCGCAGGCTCGTGCCGCACGGTGAAGACGGTGTCGTCCAGCGCCTCCCCGTCTTCAGGGTCGAAGCCGGACGAAGCGGAATATCGGGCCAGCACGCCACGCAATCCCTCTTCCGTGCCGCCATTCGCCTTTGGCAGCGCAAAATCAAGCATGACCTGCTCGGCGAGCGGGTGTGGCGAGAGTCCACCAATTTCGCCGGGTGTGGCCTCCGTCACGGTCAGATCGCGGAAGGCTTCCTTGCGGTCCCGGCCGCCCGGCCCGATGACCGTGCAGGCGATCCAGACTGTTGTCGGGCGCACGTCGATTTCGCCGCTTGTTCCTTCGCCGCCTTCCTTGATCGCCGTCCAGGTGGTGTGATCGTAGGAAAGCGACCAGAGATAGTCCGTCGCGCTGGCGGGCGGGCGCGCGCTATAGGCAAGGCGCGGCGCATAGACCGTGCCGATATTCTGGGAGACGACGATCGGTTGCAGGACAGGCCTTGCCGGAATGGAGGGCGGTACCGGATTGTCGTTCGCGGCGGGCGGTTCGCCCTCGTCCGCCGTGTAGACGCGAGGGTCGTCATTGTTGAAGGCCAGCGTGACCCGCTCGCCGCCGGCGGGCGCCGAAGTCACGACAAGACAAGCCAACGGGCCGTCCGCCTGATCAGCCTCGCCGCCCGCCTCGCCAACTACTGCAACCGTGCGCTCGCGGGTCTCGTCCATGACGACGAAGCTCGCCGGGCTGCCGAGCGCGGCAATATCGTCCTCGTGCAGCACGAGTTGCTTTGGCGACGGCCCGGCCTCGACGCGGCACGGTCCCCACGGTTTACCCTTGCGATTGCGCAGGGTGATCCAGTTCTGCCCCTCGCCAAGCCTGACCTTGTCCTCGACGCGGAGGAGCCGCGAGTTCGCTGTGTAAGAGACAACTTCGACGGAGGCGCCCCACTCCGGCAGCGGATGAGAGATCAGCACTTTCTTGCCGCGCGACAAGAGCCGGCCTTCGAGGCCGCTTGCAAGATAGGGGAAGGTGCGGCGATATCGGTTGCAGGCGGCGAGATACATGCCATAGCGCCAGGCGCGCGCGCGATCGGTGACCCCGAAGAGCGATATGCGTGCCGGGTTCTCGGCGGTCGAGTCCGGCAGATTTGCCAGCACCTCATCCGGACCCCAGATATCCTCGTTCCAGAATTCCACAATGACAGCATCGGGTGTATCGGGATCGGCAAACACATAGTCGATACCGAAGCTGCCCGCCGCGATGTTCTCCGGCGAAAAGACGGCGCTTGTGACGCTGCGCGGTTCGTCGCGCTGCACCGTCAGCACGTCGCCCGCCATCTGCGGCTCCGCGCGGCCGGCGCGCAATACATCCTGAAGCGCTGCCCAGCAGCTCGTTTTCGTGTCGAAGACGCCATCGAATGTATCGCCTCGCGCGGACCAGGTCGCCTCCAGCGATGCCAGCTTGTCGAGATCGATACGAGCATCCGGCAGCCCACCGCCATATTCGCCGTTGCGCGCGATATCGGCCGCCGCCGCGAAGATGCTGCGCGTTTCCTGCGGCCCGCTCCATTGCGGTTCACCCGCTTCGTCGCGGCCCTGATAGACCGGCAGCTTCGCCGTCTGCAGCACGCGGAAGAGGCGCGAGGACAGGCCCGAAAGCTGGCCGCTCGCCCGCATCCGCACGGCGATGCGTGTACAATCCAGCGAGCCGGTCTCGCCCGTCAGATAGGCGCGCAGCCCCGTCCAGCTCACGGCATCACGTGCCTTGTCGTCGGTAACGGCGGTGGCATCGTTCACGCGCTGGACGCGCACCTCGTAGCGGCCGCTCGCAACCGGAAACCGCTCCGAGAGCCGTTGCGGTGTGAGGGTCGAGAAGACGTAGTCGGTTTCCTTCAGCAGTTCCCAGTCACCAGCCGGATCGCCCGCATCGTCGATCTCCCGCACCTCAAGACGGAGCCGGGTCGTGACGGACACGAGTCCCCCTGAATCCGTGTAGCGCCCTGCGCCCTGCTGCCACTCGAAATCGAAAGCCAGAAACTTCGCTTCGGTCCCGGCCGTATTACAAACAAAAGGGCCGGACCAGCCCGCCTCGTCCTCATTCGTTCCCGGAAGGGCAATACCATTGACTTCTGCCGCCGCGATGACGCCGGTCGGGAACAGCGTCACCGGCTGGCCAGGTGCGAGGAACTCCAGCGTCACATCATCGAAATTGCCGGTGTCGCCATCCGTTTCCGTCCAGAGATCGGTTTCCGCGAGGCGCACGGCGTGCGGCGCGGAAGCGCCGAGCCCGCAATTCAACACCTGATAGAGATACTGATCGTTACCGGCATATTCGGCATAAGGAGCAGTATCGAGATCCGGCACAATCAGATGCCGTCCATACTGGCGCGGGCGCACCTGGTTCAGGCGCGCGCGGTTTTGCGAGGTGCCGAGATTGTAGGTTGGCGATGCGGTTTCTCCGCCACGGAAACCCATTCCGCCTGATGCCTCCGGCGGCATGAGCGCATTGAGCAGGTAACCGGACGCCACTTGCACCGCAAGAACGCCGCCGGCAAGCGCGACGCCTGTCAGGCCGAGACCAGCCGGGCCAAGGAAGGAAGTGGCCGCGACGACGATCGCGATGTTGAGAACGGTGCGAAAAATATTCTTGCTGCCTTCACCGCCAGCAGGCTGCTCGGCAAAGGCGATGGTGTCGCCGCGGCGAATACGCCGCGACCAGCCCCGGTTCTTGCGGAGCACCGGCTCGCCATTCACGACGGCAATCACCGGCCCGCGAAAGCGCTGCCGGGCAGCAAGAGTGCGGATCGTATCGGCCCGCCGCACCTCCAGCGCTTCGACCGACTCAAGCGCAAAAGGCGTGCGAATGCGCATAGCACGGGGCGGCGCACGGCGTGCGCGGCGCGGCCTCCCTGCCTGCGACGCCGCACGGGCACTACTGTCAAAGCGATGCTTCATGAGGCCTCATTCACAAGCAAGGTCGCGAGCGGCCAAATGAGGGCCGGAGCGAGAGTCCCGGCGCTCAGACGTCCGCGACCGCGCGCCATTCAAAGAACCGCAGATGCGTGTAGCCGGTCAGGCGAAGGGCCTGACGGTCATCGACAGAGAAGCCGCCATGCTCCGCCATATGTGCGACGACACCCCGATCCAGATCCAGCCAGACGCCACAATGATGCGGCGCATCCTTGTGCGTCATGAGAACGCCGTCACCATGCCGCGGTTCTTCGCCGCGTTCGCGCGAGCGCCATTGCAGGATTGCCGGCTCAAACATTGCGAAGGCTTCGGCCAGCGCCGCGCGCGGGGCGCCCTCGGCAATTCTGACCATTGCCACGTCGCGACCGAAAAGATGCTTTTGCAAAAGAACCATGCTTGCCCAGCAATCGAATACATCGGGTCCGCATGCGCCGAGACGCCAGCGCAGGCGCCTTAGCATGAGGCTGTCGCAGAGCGCGGCCGCGTCCGCCTTCGGATTGCCCGTCAGCGCGGGCAAGCTTACGGGCATGACGATCTCAGGCACGGCCAGCCGAGGGGTTGTCGCTTGCATTGTAAAAGGCACCCGGGAAGCTCCTCGAATGCAGCCCCATGAAGGTAATCTTCCCTTCGATTCGCAACGTCGTCACACCGACCTTGCGGAGAGAAAGACCTGTCAGGCGGTAGTGAACCGTGTCCCGATCGTCGGAGAGATATTCGCGATAGGTCAGCTCCACCGCCTCCCCGCTCGCCGCCGACGGTCCCATCGCTTTCATGAGATCGCCCGGCACATTATCGAGGACGATGCTCATCTCAGGTGGCCGGTCGGCCTCCGCCGCCGGGAGCCGTACCTCGAAAGCTGTTGCAATAAAGTCGGCGAGTTCACCGGCATTTTCCGGCGCATCATCTTCAAGCCGCAACACGCGGCCATAGATGTCCTGCGTGGTGCCGTACTCGTCGGCCTCCGTCTCGCCGATCTTCTCACCTTCGTCGAGCACGAAGCGATAGGTGCGGTCGAGCATCGGGTGCCGCAATTCCAGTGTATCCCAGGCAATCACACCCGATGGAACGGAGGCATAAGCTTCCTCCAGCGCTTCCGTCCATATATCGCTCATGCATTCACCTGGAAGATAAGTAGGGGTGCGGATGCTGAACTACAGTCCGTGACTGGCGCGATCCGAAGAGACCGAATGTCTGATTGTTAAAGCGGGGTCCGGGCGGCGGCCAGGCTTGCGGCTAGCGCATACAATTCGGCGTCGAGTTCCGTGGCGTACGCCAAGGCGGCGAGTGTCGACGGCGCAAGCTCTTCTCGTCTCACGCTTCCCGTCCCTACATTTTCCCGCGCGAGGCCGTCATGTTCGATCCCCAGCGCCTTCAGGATGACCGGTGCGGCGTTGTCGAAAGCCTCGACCGTCCCCACATGGTCGAAAGCTTCAAGGTTCCGCTTTGCCAGCGACAGCAATTCATCATTCCGGAAATCCAGAACGGACACGCGCCCCTTGCTGTTCTTATCCGCCCCCCAGCCATGTGCGAGCTGCCAGACCTGATTGTTCCGGATTGTTTCACGGCAGATCAGGTGATCGATATCTCCGGCGCTTACCGGCTTGTCGCAGCCATAGGCGATGAAGTCCTCAAAGGACAGCCGGCGGGCAGCGCGATAGATCGGAAAACTGTCATCGGGCCGCGTGTTGCAAAAGTTGTAGAGCGAAATCAGCCGATCGATCGGGTCGCGCAAAAAGGTGAAGCTGTATCTTGCTCCGAGATGCGGCCGGGCGAAATTGAAGCCAAAATGACCGGAGATGAAATCCTTGCCGGATTCATCGCCCGCTTGCTCACTGAAGAAATCGCCATGGCTGCTGACATTGCCGGAGCCGTAATGTTGACGGGCCATCGTGACAATGGATGTCCCGGCAGTTTTTTGAATGTGCAGGAAGAGAGCCCGTATCATCCCCGGACTATAGCAGATCCGGCGTGCGGGTCTATTCCGGCAATCAGCGCAATCTGCAGGTGGGTTTGCTACCTAATGCCGTTTCCTTAAACACGGTCATGAGTAGTACCCCGTTCCGGCTGAGCCTGCAGCATTGCCGGGGAAGTAGTTCGCCCCGCTGCCAAAAGTGTTGATCGACGCGCCGGTCGACACGGCATAACGCATGCCGGTTGCCGCGCCGCTGATCGTCGTGTTGTAGCACGAGATCGTCGATGCCGCGCTTGCGACCCATCCGGCACCGCCCCAGGCCGGGGTGCCGCTCAAACTCACCGTGCCGTCCAGATGCGAGAAGTGACCACCCTCTTCGGCCAAGACATGAGAGAAAGCGCTGCCGGTGATAAAGTAGCTGGTCGCATTCACCACGGCCGAGCGGCGAACGTCGATATGCCGCCCGGCGCAAGCACCGAAATTAACAGCGGTGCCGATTGTAACGGTAGCCGAGTTCGCGATCTGCAGGACAGCGCCGCTCGTCGTCGTCTGCAGTTTCATACCGTCAATGGTGAGGCGAGCGCCATCGTTCACTTGCAGGAGATTATTGGCTGTTGCGTGCAAAAGCACATTCGCAGGGGTCGAAAGATTGCCCTCAACGGTCACTGTACCGAGGCCCGTCCATGCCCCGGAAAGCGCAATCGGGTCTGTATAAGTGCCGTCCGCCACCTTGATTTTGACGTTGAAATTATTCAAATCGAGCCTGTAGGCGTCGTTGATAGCCGCCTGAATGGTGAGCTTCGCGCCGCCTGCGTCGTTCACAAGCCCGGTATTGTCGTCGTCACCATCGGCGCGGACATAGATGGTCCTGTCGGCGATCAGCAGTTCTCGATTGACGCCGCTCACCGGCGGGTCAATCCAGTCCATCGCGTAGTCTATGCCGGACGACTTCGAGAGCACCTGACCTTCGGTGCCGCCAGCAGGGACCCCCGCTACGGCCTCCGCCTTGCCCGCAAGTGCGATCTTGTCTGCCGCCGACATGAACCCGGCCGACTCATCGGTTGCAAGCGCATGCATTTCGCCGCCGCCGCGCGCGCCATGCGCGGCATCGCTGAAGTTTCCCTCCAGCAGCGTGGAAATTTCCGCGCCCGTCAGATCGTAGCCGACCTGTATCCACGCCGCCGCAGGCGACCAGATCATCTCGTCGCCGGTGCGCCATTCCGTGGCGGCTATCATGCCGGCAACCGTCACCGTCCAAAGGTCGCCGACATCCGGATCGGCCGGATAGGCCGCCGTCGAAGCGTCCCAGCCGCCCTTGAAGGTGAGCACATTGGCGAGGCCCGAAACCGTCGCGGCGGCGGCAGCGGCGGCGGCTTCCGCCTTCGTCGCGTGATGCAGCGCCGAATATTGTCCGGTCTCGACCTCGACATCTTCAGCCGCTTCCGCCCAGGCCTCGGCCTTGTCGCGCGCCTCCTCGGCATCCTCAAACGCCGCCGTGGCGAGCGCCTCCGCGTCTTCCGCCTTCAGCGCGTGATGTTTCGCGGAATACTTCCCGGTCTCGACCTCGACATCTTCAGCCGCTTCCGCCCAGTCCGCCGCCTTGTCGCGGGCGGCTTCGGCGGTGGCCAGCGCCATCGTGATTTCATTCTCTGCATTGGCGAGATAGTCGGCGACCTGATCCTCAACCAGTTGCTCGATCGCATCCGCCGCATCGGCCATCACCTTGGCGGCCGTTGGCACATCACCATTATCGGTCGGCACCGTTTCATCCTCGGGACCATGCACGATCGCATGCAGTGTCGCGGCATCATCCTCCAACCCGTCTACCAGCGCCGCCGCCTGTGCTTCCGTCAGTGCCATGCTCTTCTATTCCTCGCTGCCGAAGTCATCCGGCCATGTCTCATGCACGAAATCGTGAATGCCGCCGGAAAGAGACGAGAGCCCGGCCCCGCCCATCATCGCGAGAAGCGCGTGCACGCCGGGCGGAATCACTGGCAGGCGCCGCACTTCCACTGTCGCCGTCACCAGAACGCGCGCGGCAAAACGCGGTTCGAAAGCGAAGGGTTCGCGAAAACGGACCGGCACCCGGTCAAGGGACCGGCTGAACCAGAGCGGCGCCATGAACCAGCGCGTGCCCCAGGCCAGGCCCTCGACATAAAAGGCCTTGAAGGTTTCGAATTGCGCAGGGCTCATCGACCACTGAACCGGCTGCGCGGCGGGCGAAGGCCCGAAGAGGTCCCGCTTCGTCTTCGGCCCTTCCTCCAGCTCTGTCATCAGCACCGGCCTGTGCGGGTCGATATCGATTCCTGTGCGCAGAGGACCTTCCGGCAGGCTTTCCGGCCAGACGGGGCGGCCTTGCGGATCGAAGAATGTGTCGAGTTCGCCTTCTTCCAGCGCATCGTATGGCATTCGGCGAACGCACAGGCGCGTGCTTATCGTGACGGCGCTTGCCGCGCGCGGCGTGATCGTGAAACGGTCCATGAACTGCGCGGGAACGACACGATGTTCCCCGCCGAACCAGAGCGGTACCGTGAACCACCTCGTTCCGCGCGCGAGATCGTTTTCATAGAAGAGCTTGAAGTCGTTCGCCAGCGAGCCGGCGAAACGCCATTTCAGTTCTATTTCCGCAGGTGACCCGAGTGACCGCGCTCGAAGCCGCGCATTGCCCTTGTCCATCTCCGTGCGCCGATGCGGCTGATGAGCGGTACCGCGATAGCCGTCCCGCTGCGCGGTTTTCGGGAAGGCCGCAGGCCAGACAGGCAGCGTCATGCATCAAACTCCAGCCATGCGCGAGCTCAGGAGCCGCGTCCCTGACCGGGCGCACCCAAAGGTGAAAAGGCAACGCCGTCTCACCTTTGAAGCCCCCTTGAACTGTCGAGACCGTATTTCGATTCCAGCGAGCGCCCAGTTTCCGAGCGGCCTTCCGCGATCTGTCCCGCGAGGTGCTGATCCACCTGCCGCATGATTACATCCAAATCGACGCTGCCATCGGCATTGCGCCGCTCGCGTGTCTCAGCCCGCTCGCCGGGCAGCATGTAGAGGTTGAGATTTACGCGCGGGCTGCTGCTTGAGGTTGCCATGCCGGCCATCGCCCGGAAGAGCTGGTCGGCATTGTTCATCTGGCGCGGCGTGAAGATGCCCTCGCCCTTCTGGATGATGGCCGGCATCTCGCCGGCACCGAAAAAGGGCGATTTGCCGGTATGAAACCGCGGCGCAAAGGCAAAGGCGGCGGCCGGAACATGCCGGCTCATCCCCCCCTCGCCCGCCATGCCGCCACCGTGAAAAAGGCCTGAGACAAGGCTTGTGATTGCGCTGGACGCAGCCCCTTCGATCGGCTCGTAAACTGTTACCTCCAGCATCTTCGCGAGAATGCGGGTCAATGCCTGATCGGCAATATCGGCCAGATCGTCGAAGCTGCGCGCGGCGGCGAGGTTCTGGGTCACGAGGCCCGCAATCTCGCCGGAGAGCTCCTTTGTGGCCCGCATCACCGGATCATATTGTTCACCGGCTTGTGCCAGAGCCCGGTTGTACGTCTCGAGGCTGATCGCAGCCCCACCGAGCAGGTTCTTCAGCTCAGCCTTGCGAGCCGCCAACTTCTCTTCGTCGGTCGCGACCGCCGCCGTGACGGCTTTGCCTTCGTTCCGAAGCCGGATTTCCTCTTGGACGGCTTCGTTCAACTCCTTCTGGTTTGCCGTCGCATCGAAAATCGTCCCCGCGAGACGTTCCACCTCGGCACGCGCGGCCGGCGACGCGTCCTTCGACAACCGGCCCAGTGCATTGTCTATCGCCTGCTGACGGGCATCGCCGGAGGTTTCGATCTGACGTGCCAGCCGGGCGAGAACATCGGCGTCCTTCTGCGCATTTGAGATGGCTTCGTCGCTGAGCGGCGCGGGGCCGGCGGCAATGCTGCCGGAGTTCTCGCGCGTCGTTTCGCGACTCGCCAGCTCGCTTTGTGCGCGAGGGATGTTTGCATCCAGCTCGCGAAGCTCGCGGCGGAGAGCGGCGTTTGCGCGCGGTGTTGAACGAGATTCGAGATCGCGCAGAATTTGCGCACGCCGCTGCACCATGCGGTCCAGATCCTCGGCAAGCCCCTCGGAGGTCTTGTTTTCCAGCTCGGTCACAGCGTCCGTGATGGAGCGTATCGCCTTGGCTATATCGAGAAAGAGTTTGAGCGATGCAGTGATCGTTGGCGCAAGATCGACAAAGGCGGATTTCAACTGGACATCAATTGCCTTTGACAGGATCTCCGCCTTGTCGGACGCCTCGGCATAGCGTTTCACAACCTGGGCATCCATAACGATGCCCATTTCGCGCATTTCCTCGCGCTGACGGGCAAGTGCATCCGAGCCTTGATTGAGCAGAGCCACGAAATTCTGCCCCTGCCCGCCAAAGAGCTTGTTGGCGATGTCCGCGCGCTCGGCTTCGGAACCTACCGAAGCCATGCCATCCGCAATTTCCGGGAGGATGTCTTCAAGCGATTTCATCTCGCCGCTGCTCTTGCGAATCTGGATGCCGAGCCTCTCGAAGATCTTCACGCCTTCGCCAGTGCCGCGCGCGGTTTCGCCCATGCGTTCCAGCAATGTTCGCGCGCCATCGTCGAAGTTCGCACCGGCATCGCCCGCCACCTGAAGCGCCGCGCGATATTCCTGCAGAACCTCGACGCCGATCCCCAGCCGCTTCGTCGCGGTGTCGATTTCGTCCGCGAAGTCCATCCCCTCGCGCGCGATCTGAAAGGCCCGTGCCGCGCCAAGTGCGATTGCCCCAAGCCCTGCGCCCGCCGCAAGCCCCGCAGGCCCGAGCGCGGAGAGAGCGCTGCCGAAAATGCCTGCGCGGGAGGCGGCTCCCTGCATGCTGCCTTGCGCCTCCCGCGAGGCGGCGTTGACGGCCAGCAGGCCGCGCGAGGCGGGCTGACCCGACCGCTCGATCTGGCGGGCCATTTTTTCGCCCTCGCCACCGACCGAGCGCAAGTCGCGGATGAGTTGCTCGCGATTTTCCGTCGAGAGCCGGATCGTGACATCATGCTTTGCCATGGCTCTCCAGCTCCTCACGTCTTTGCGCCATAGCAGCGAGCGCCCTTGGCTCGGCATCCAGAAGAAGTTGGCGCACGGTGCGCGCGTCGATGTCGGCGGGCACACGCGCCATGGCTGCCGTGAGGTCGAGGCCCGTCTCGACGCCGCTCATGCCGGCGCGGACCCAGACGGCGCCGGAAAGGAGAATGTCGAGGGCCGTGCGGGCCTCGACAGTGTGAGGTGCTTTTGCGAGATAAGGGCAGTCAGTGCAGGCTTTGCCTTCGAGCTGGCGGCACCCCCCGCAATATTGAGCGCCGCCGCCATAGTGCCATTCGGCGACGGCGCTTATCCGTTTCCCTCTTCGATGACCTCGCCATAAGGCATGAAATATTTGCCAAGAAAAAGACGCGCCATGAAGGGCTGACGCATGGCGGCAGCCAGTGCTTCATCCGAGAGCGGCACGGGTTTGTCTCTACCGCTCTCATCTTTACCGTCAAACCAGCCGCGCCATTCAATCGTCGCGGCCTGGGCGAGCAGGATCGCGAAATACATTTCAGAGAGCCCGTCGACTATCTCTTTTTCGGTGAGATCTTCATCGTCGATCAGCCCGGCGAGCCGCTCGGCCTCGTCCGCCTCGAGCATGGATTTCGCCAGACGGTCGGCCTTGGCCCTGATCGAGGCCGTCATTGCGGAGGAAAGCGGCCGCACCTTGTGCGCCACGCCATAGTCGAGTTCCAGCCAGTAAGGCTCCGTCTTGGTATTCAGTCTTAAGCCCATAAACAATCTCCGAGGTGCGGCCACAAGCAAGGGCGCGAGCGCAAGTCCGCGACCGGGCGTTGAAAAAGCTACGCCCACTCCGGCAGTGCATAGGAGGCGATCTGGTTCTTCAGAGTCGCGACGAAGAAGGCATTATCGGCTTCTTCGTCGTCGGGTTCCGCCTTCCCCTCGAACTGATATTGCTGACCGGACGGGCCGTTGATCGGTGCCGAAGAAGGCGCAAAGACGAAATTGCCGATGGTGAAGGTCAGCGAACGCACCGCCGAAAGGGTCCAGGCGAGTTTCAGTTCGAAGCGCGTGCCGGCATTGGCGAGATCGTAAAGTGCATGACCGGCGGCGGTCTGGCGGGCCGTGGCGCTCAATGTGCAGGTCGGCACGCCAGGATCGTAACCCTTCACGGCTGCATCGCCCGGCGCCTCGTCCGGCGTCACATTGTTGGAGAAATTCAGATTGGCCGATGTGATACTCGCCATCTCGACACCGTCCTTGGAAATGGTGCCGCGAAAACCCGGAACCTTGTCGATGGTGATAGCGTCACCGATCACGCCCGCCGCCGAGGCGGCGAGCTTCAGTTCGTCGGCACCCTTGAGATCAAGGGTGAGCCGCTTGTAGCCGCCCTCCCGGGCGAGGGAGATCGAGAGGCCGTCGACGACGATCCCGCGATGCTGAAGAAAACGGTCAGCCGCCTGTCTGAGCTCCAGTGTATGCGGGATAAGCTCTCCGCTGCCGGGCTTGAAGACATGCGTGTAGTTCGGTTCATTGTCCGTTGTGGTCGGCACCCCGAGCAACCCGCGCAAATAGAGGCCGATATTGCCGAGATCGAAGGGACAGACCCACTGGCCGCCATGATCGATCAGACCTTCAGCCTGCTCATGCGGCGCGCGAGAGAGTCGCTCGCCAATCACGGGATCGTCTTCGAGCCCCTTGTTGCGCGACAAGCCATGCGTGTAAAGCGGCACGGCCGTGTAAGTGTCCTCCGCCGCGAGGGTGGCGAAATCTTCCTGCGGAGCAAGTGCCGCCATCAAATCCCAGCCGAACGTATTGCGCGCCATGTGGTTCTCCTGAAGCGGTTCAGCCGAGACGGCTTGTGGTTGTGTAGAGCAATGTCACGGGCAGGATCGCGGCCTTGAAACCAGCGAGAACTTCCTGCTCGACTTCATCGGTATTGAGCGCACCGAGCGATGCCCAGTCGACTGCGCCGCCGAGCGTGGGATCGGCGGCGATCAGTTCGGAGACCTTCTCGACTATCGAACTGAAAAGGGCGTCCGCGTCATCGGCACCGAGCTTCACGACGGTGATCGCAATGGCAGCTTCGTGCTGATACTCATAGGAAGGCGGCGAGAGCGCCTCTTCGGGCTCCCCGGTGTCGCCGTCGCGGATCGCGAGCACCCAACGCTCATCCTCGTTCGCCGGCAGTTCAGACTCGGGATTTCGGACAACTGCTCCGTGAGGGATTTCAGCATCAATCGGCGCAAGTATCGCCTTCAGCGCTTCGAGCGCCGCTTCGCCCTTACGCATGCGCTATTCCTCGGCAGTGAAGGTTTCGAGGTTGTGACGGATCTGGCGCGGGAAGCGTTGGCCCGCCCTGGATTGCACCCGCTCGAGCGAGAGTTTTTTCGGCACACGAACGAGCGGGACCAGGACAAACATGGGAACGGTGACAAGCCCGGTGCCCGTCTTGCGCGATCTTGCGCTGGCCCGCGCAAATCCGCCGCGCTTGCCCTTTCTCGCCCGCTGCTCGTCGACAACCAGAAGAGCCGGCTTGCCCTTGCGATAGACGAAGCGCAGAGGCCCCAGTGAATGTTCCGGAAAGTTCGACGGCGAAATCCGCTTCCCGCCAACACCTTTCTTTGGAGCCGCTGCCGTGGGGATGGCCAGAAAGAAGCCGTCAGCGGAGCGGATCGTCGCGCCATGCTGCCAGTTGGCGACCACCTTGTTTGCGCGGGAATAGACGAGCCCGGCCCAGCCAATCGAATTGCCCGCTGAGGGGTATCTCTTCTTGCGAACCGTTTTCGCCACGCGGCGGCCGAGAAGCGGCTCAATCTGCTCACGATACTCTTCCTGTACCCATGCGAGAACAGAATCGCCCGCCGCCGTCACGGACCTTGCGATGCGCTCCTCTTCCGCCTTCAAGGCGCGGACCAGGTCGCCTTTGACGGCGAGCTTGAGACGCATGTCCGTCAGGCCGGATTAAGCGCCGCACGCCATTTCAGGCGGTGGTCGTCGGGTTGGGTCGGCTGGGAAAGCTTGTAGGTCTTGCCATCGATTGCGATCAGATCGCCCTGTTTCGGCTGGGCGACCTCACTCTTCCTCAGTTCGATAAACTGGGAAGCGCCGAAGCGCCGCTCACCGACCACCTCGGCGATTGTGTCCGGATGCCTGAACAGAGCCCGCACGGTGCGGCCACCGCCGCCCGCCGGCGTATACCACGCATCTTCGCCGTGGTGCCGGAAGGCGGCGTCGATCGCCTTTTGTGCGCGCGCGGCGCTCACTGCGCGCCCTCAAGGTCCTGGACGGATTTCTGATAGGCCGCCCAGGCTTCGTCGCGTTCATCGGCATCGACGCGGCGCTTGAGGATTTCGGAAAGCGCATTGGCGGAGGGCTTGCCTTCCTGCGTCCAATTTGCCGCCGCCACCGGATCGAGATCGCGAATGGCGTTCAGCAGTGGGTCACCGAAATCGTGCTTGCGGGCAGCGGTGAAGAGATCGCGCTTGCCGGAGAACTCGGCATGGGCGGCATCGCGCTCCTCCGCCGTCACTTCGAAGCCGAGATGATGAGCAAGCGCATAAAGCGATGCCTTGCCTTCCGGGGTCACGCCTTCGGCAGGGTCAATGGCGCGCATGGCCTGACCGATGGCCGCAATGAGAGCGAGGCCTGTGGGCCGCGCCGATGCGACGGGTTCGTCGGCGCCGTCCGGCCAGTCCGCCGCCTGGGCATCGACAAGGCGCTGCGCTTCATCCGGAGGAAAAAGAAGGCGAGTACCGGGCTTATGAAGCTCGCCACCCATTGAGATCGTTTCGCGCGCGATCACCTCGCGCGAGGATGCAGTCTTGCCCATGATGGACTCCATGAAAGAGAAAGGAGAAGAACGGCGCACGCCGTGCGCCGTTCTCTGTTCCCCGCCGCGCGTCAGTTCACGCGGGCACGGAGGCTCGCGTTGACGCGGCTGGGGATCACGAGCGGCGCCGACTGCGACATGGCGAACTCCTGCGCCGGATCGTCCTCGATCCAGTTCTTCGGGAAGACCTCGAGAGCCTGCAGACCCGCGCGCGGGTCCTGGATCGCGCCATGCGCCTGCACGCCCTCGATCTGGGTGCCGCCGAGGAAGACGGTAAAATCGGGAAGCAGTTTCTGGGCGTTGCCCTCTTCGTCTTCATAGACCTCTTGGTAGGCCCAGAAGTCGAAGTCGCCGACATTACCGAGATAGCGTGCACCGGTGAGCGGCGCCGTAACCGGCCCCAGCTCGATGCTACCCGTCATCTGGCGGCGATTGTCGAGCAGCGTGAGAAATTTCTCGTCCGTGCGAGCCAATTTCCAGGCATTGGGATCGAAGACCACCTGGTTCGAGACGGCACCGGAAATGTCCTGCACATTCTGCGCCCAGGCCTCGATCGTATCGAGCACCTTGACGCCCGCCTGCCCCCAGCGGTCTCCACCGGCGAGGGTGACGGTCAGATCCTCGTGACGGCCGAAGTCGATTTCCTGCTTCGGGAAATCCTCACCCTCGACATCGTATTTGCCGGCATCCATGGCCTTCGCTGCCATCCATTCCTTGCGGCGGATGATCTCGTCGACATGATCTTCAAGTGCCTCCATCACGGCGTCGTCGTGACGCTCCTGCGGCGTGCGCTCACCGGCGATGCGCTCGCCGGGCCGACGCTTCATCGCGCCGCCGATCTTGATCGGCGTCTTGGGCTTCACATATGCGGGCTTGAAGGTCTTGGTGACGAAGCCACGCTCCTTGCGCGGCTTACCCTGCACATAGGGCGAAACGAAGGGCGCGAGCTTGCGGCCCGTCGTGAGCAGATCGAAGTCGATCACTTCCGTGTCGAAGGTCTGGATCTCCGGAAAGAAGGTGTCGAGAAGGAAGGTACGCGGACGGCGCACATCCTCGACCAGCTTCACAAGCTGGCGCGTTGTGAACACATCGGTCATAGCGGTCTCCATGGGTTCGCGTGCCCCAGCATGAGGCCGCTTTCAATCGGAATGAAAAGAAGATGCCCGCGATTGGCCGCGCGGGCGGCGGCGGGAGCCTTGGCTCCGGTCAGGCGGCGGCAGACGCGCGCAGGAAGATCGGCTTGCCGTCGAACTCGGCAACGATCGTGTCAGAGGTCCAGCCCGTGCCGGTGAGATCGAGTTCGGTCGGATCGAACTGACCGGAGATATAGCCCGGCCCCTTAACATCCTCATCGGTCGCGTCCACGGCCGCTGCGAGGATTGCCACCGGATGCTGTGAGCCATCAAGTGCGGTCTTTACGGCCTTGACCGCTTTTCCGCTTCCCGCGGGCACAGTGACGGTAAAGCCATCGTCAATATCGAAATCCTCGCCTACATCGGCAATGGTGAAATTGACGTGATCGCTCACATAGGCAACGCCGACCTCGGCGTCGGCAAGGCGCGTACCATCCGGTGCGAAGACTGCGAAGGTGCCGCCATTGACCGCTTCGGCAATACAGGTCACCACATAGTCACCCTGCCGGGCGAGACTGCCGAGCGGTGTTTCAGCAAGCGTCAAGGTGCCGCCGCCGGTGTTGCCGCCATTTGCCGCCGCTTCCGCTGCACCAAGCAGGACGAGGCCGAGAACCGCTCCGCGAAGAAGGCTGCGGCCAGCGAGGATGGTGAAGGGCTTGTGAACCAGCGGGAAATCGCCGTTCACGAGATTGGACCGCACAAGCGTGGCGGTTTCGGTGAGGCCGTCCATGGCGCTCTCCTTATGTCAGAGGTTTTGGGAAAATACACGGCGAGCCCGCGAGCGAAGCCCGCGGCCAAACCGAAGACTGGTCAGTCCTTGAGGCCGCGCGAGGCGCGGTAGCGCGCGCCAGCGGCGGCAACACGTCTGTCATCGGCAGTCGGGCTGTCTGCGCCGATCTTCGGCTCACGGGCAGGCATGACGGATGCAAGACGCCCGGACTTCGGAGTCGTCTTGAGCGTGGTAATGGCCGCCTTCGGGTCCATGCCGGTATTCACGGCGAGCGTGAGCGCCGTTTCAATGCGCCCGGCTGCCGCCTTGTCGCTCAGAATGGTGCCGATGCGGCGGCGCTCGGCGAGACGGCCAGCCTTACGGGCGGCGGCAACACGCTTCTCGACGCCGAGCTTCTTGTTGGAAGCGGCATTGGCGGCCTTTTCCTCTTCCGTGTCTTCGGCGTCAGGCTCGTCTTCATCGTCCTCCGCCACCGTGTCGTCTTCCTTGTCCTCGGCGGCGGGCTTTTCTTCATCATCCTCCGCCACCGTGTCGTCTTCCTTGTCCTCGGCGGCGGGCTCGTCTTCGTCTTTCGCAGGCGTTTCCGCCGTGGGCGCCTTGCCGCCCTTGGCACCTACGAGCTGAGCAAAATTGAACTTCATCGGTCGGTTCCTTGAGTTGGCCGCGGGCTTTAGGTCAGGCGGCGTTGACGTGTTCGGCAAAGGCCGAGAAGGCATCGGCGGGCGCCATGATCGCGTCCGCGAGGCCGAGCTTCACGGCTTCGGCGAGCTGCGCCGGGCCGCTATAGGTGCGCGCTTCTGTCGCCAGCACCTGGTCGAGCGCGGGAGCAATCGGGGCTCCGGCGCGGTTACGCACAACGGTTGCTGCGAAGAGCTGTCTCAGATCCTCAACCTCCGCACTGATGCGCGCGAGTACATCGTCAGGCAGCGGGCCGTAGGGATTGCCATCGGCCTTGTGCTTGCCGGCTGGAATGACGGTGACTTTCTCCCCGTATTTTTCGAGCATGCCGGAGAGGTCCCAATGCGTCGTGACGACGCCTATGGAACCGACGCCACCCGTGCGCGGGACGGCAATCGTGTCGGCCGTCGAAGCCACGGCATAACCGGCGCTGTATGCGCATTCGGTGAGGATCGCGGCTACAGGCTTTCCGGACGCAGCCTTGGCCTCCATTGCGAAATCACAGAAATCGAAACAAGCGGAGACAGGACCACCATAAGAGTCGATGTCGAGGGCGATGCCCTTCACTTCGGTGTCCTCATGTGCTTCCGTAAGCTGCCACTTGAGGACGTTGTAGCCCGTGGCCCAGGACGAACCCCACCATCCCATCTTGTCGATCAGACAACCCTGCACGCCGATCACTGCGATCCCATCGCGATAGCCAAACGGCTTGTCCTGCCCTTCGCGAGCGCCGGTGAAACGCGACATGCCGTGTTTCTCCGGCGCCCGCAGGAATTCAGCGACGCGCTGCAGCTGCAGCGCGTAGCCCTCATGCAAGAGCGCCGGTCGCGGCGAAGTGGAAACGAGACTATTCATCCGTCGCTCCTTGCGTCTCTGTCGATACCCCTACCTCCGCCGAGGCGAGAGGAATGCCGCTGCCCCACTCGGGAATGGGCAGGTTCATGTCCTTCATGTCCTGCAATTCCTGCGCGCGCTGTTCCATGACCTCTTCGTAGTCGAGGCCCTGCTCGTTGCACTCGTCCTCGAGCGTCGAGACCATGCTCTCCATGCGGAGCTGCGCGCCCTGGGCTTCCTTGACCGGATCGACCCAGCCGCGCGGCGGGCCGATCCAGCGGCAGCCGAGATAAGCGTAGGGTGCCTCGTGAAAGCCCGGAGCGCCAGGCGGTGACTCGAGAAGCCCCTTGTCGAAGCATTCTTCCATCCACGCCATGTAATGCGGCATGACCGCGCCGGCCGCGAAGCGCTGACGGCGCGCGGCAATGAAACGCCAGACCTCGACCAGCGCCGCGCGGGCTGAGGAGTAGTTCGTCTTCGACCAGTCCATCGCGAGCTGCTCGTAGGAGAGTCCCATGGCACCGGCGATATTGCGGATGCAGGCCGCTTCGAAGGCCGCGAAGGCGACGGCTGGACGCGTCGCCTGCGGCATCGAGAACTTCTCGCCGGGCGCGAGCATGTTGATGCGGACGCCATCGACCTTGAGACCCGTGCGCTTCGCGGTTTCCTCGCGCAGATCCTGATACTGTGTGACGGCATCCATCGAATTGACGATGTCTTCGCCGCTGAACGGGCTTTCGAGAAAGGCCGCAAAGATCGCATTCAGGATCGCAGCCTGCAGCTCCGCGGTGTCGTAGCGATTGAGCATCTTGAATTTCGCGAGCACGGGCGCCAGCGGCGAGACGGGCCGCGTTTCACCGGCCCGTGAAGGCTCGAAGTGATGAATGACGATCGGGCGGCCCCATTCCGTCTCGCGCTCCACCGGCTCCCACACCGCGCGCTGCGCGCCGCGATAGGTCTCGCCGGGATGAGCGGACCGGATGTGATAGGCAATAGCCGCGCCGTCTGTGTCGAGTTCGACGCCGCCACGCAGAAACTCCGTATCGCTTCGGTAGTTCGGATTCGAGAGGCGGTCGGGATCGATGACGTGTTCGCAAGTGGCGAACATGCCGCCCCGATCGCGCCAGCGCATGACGGACAGCGACTCGGCATCGATGCAGCAATGCCGGAACTTGAGGGCGATGAGCCCGGCGAAGTCCAGCTTGCGCTCATAGTCGATGTAGCGGCGCGGATCATTCGCATGCATCGCCCAGAGCGATTGCGCGCGGTCGCGAAACTCCTTGGCCCATTCGCGGGTCTGCCCGAGAAAGAACCAGTCCGGCTTCGATGACAGACGCCAGCCGCCGCCGATGGCAGCGTCGACCAGTTTCTGCACGCCTGAGGAGGCCCAGCCGTCATTGCGGACGAGATCGTGAACGCGGCCGGAGATCCGCTCGCGCTCATAGCTGTTGGCGCTGTCGGCGCTTTCGAGGCGCGGCTGCCAGGCGGCGATGGAGGGGTCCGTCGCGGAGGCCGCAAGATAGGCGGAGAGCGGCGCGTTTCCAGCGGACGCGGAGGCGCGCATCGGCTGACCGTATTTATCAATGATGGAGGACGCGCCGCGGGGCATCAGTAGAACACCGAGATGCTGCGCGGACGGCGCGAGGGTGTGACGGCCGCTTCCAACTCCGCGATATAGGCGTCAAGTCGGGTGACATCGGCAGCGGCATATTTCACGCTCTCGCCATCGGCCGTACGGATCTCGGCTTCCAGCTCACCCTTCAGCAGGCGGTGCCGGGCGTCGAGCGCCTCGGCCAGCATTTCGGCTTTGGTCATGCGTTCCTCCTGCCGGCGCACGCCGTGCGCCGCTTATTCATGAATTCAGGTTGCGCGCCATGCGCTCCATCATGTCGAGATACTTCGCGCGTGCTTCTTTCGCCTGCGTGTCGTCGGCCGGGTTCGGTGCCCACAACCGGCCAAGGTCGCGCTGGAGTTGCTCGGGCTCCTGCATCCGCTCTTCCGCGAGACGCTTCCACTTGTCCTGGCCGAAGTGATCGAGGCGGAGGTGATAGGCCATTGCGCGGTTGATGACCCACATATCGAGCTGCTCGTTCGGCTGATCCTTGGGCTTCACCCAGACCCGCTTCGAACGTCCGTCCCGCATCTCCTTCAGGGTGAGCGATTCCGCTGTGAGCTGCCGGAAGAATGCCTCGTCGCAGGCGTCCGGGAAATGACCTGCGCCGAGGGGCAGCATGCCGGTGTCGTCCGGTCCGCCAATCGTCTTGCGCAGCGACCCGTAAAGCTCACTCTTCGCCTGGAAGGTGCCGACCGGCCAGAGCATGGCGCCGTTCTTCGCCGACTTGCCGCTCACCGTCACATCGACGCGCTTCGGCGTGCCGAGAATCGGCACATTCCATCCGTCGCGGCCGTCCGTCGCAAGCACCTGCGGGCGCGAGCGCGCATAGTTGTAGACGCGTTGCGACTTGTATCCGCTATCGACGCCGCAGGCTTCAATGCCCCAGGCCCGCCCGAATGTGTCCTCATATTTGCGGGCACGGATGCTGTCCAGCGCGCGCCACGGTCCATCCGTATCGGGGTCGCCCTCGATGATGCCGAAGTCGACCAGCCAGTAGCTGAGCGCCACGCCCCAGGCATAGACCGACCATTCGAGGCGGTTGACCTGCACGTCCGCGCCCATCGTGAGAACGAGGCCGCCCAGCGGGATCGTCTGCAGGCGGTAGGGCAGAACAGCCCCGAGCAGCTTCGAATGATCTGGCGCTTCACCACGATCGACATGCGCTTCGCCAAGCTCCTGCTGTGAGAAGTCCTTTTCCTTTAGGGGCTTTCCACGCGACGCGAGATATTTTGAGTAGATCGTTTCCCAGTCGACGAAGGGCGAATAGGCCTGCCAGATATGAAAGCCCGGCTGCCGCCCCTTGGATGACCTCCCGCGCCAAGCCGCGATCTCGTCTGCGCCCAAGGTCTCTGGTGGGGCCGGGTTATTGCCGTCGTCGTCCTTATAGGTTTTGAGCCAGACACCTTTCGCGACCATATCGCGCTTGTTGTTGTGCTCGATGACGCAACCGTTCGCAGAGGCACACTGGAAGAAACAGCCCTTCGCGAGACCGTCTTTTCCGGCCTTGAGATTCTCAAATTTAAGAACCTGAAATATGCCGCATTCAGGACAAGGCACGTAGTAGCGGCGCTGATCGGACGCGACGTAGTAGTCGGTGATGCGGCATTCGCCGTCCATGCCAGGAGTCGAGGTCCAGAGACGCTTCACGCCTCGCCGCGTCCAGGCAGTGGTGCGACCAATGGCCTGATCCATGGGATCGCCACGGCCATCCGTGTCTAGTGGCCATTCCGAGATCTCGTCGCCCCAGAGACGGCGGACGGAGATCATCTGGAGGCCCTTGGAGGAGTTCGCCCCCGTGATCTGCGCAAAGCCGCCTCTAAACCGCTTAAAGGCGGAGGTTGAGCCGTCCTCCGTCCGGCTCTTCTGTTCGGCCACCTTGTGTCGCAGGGCTGGCGACGCATCGATTGCCGGCTGAAGCTTCGTCTTGACGAACTTCTTTCCCTCGTCGAGCGAGGGCAAAACGATCAGCATCGGTGCCGGATCTTCATCCGCCGTGTAGCCGAAGAAGTTTTCGCCGATAGCAGTCTTTGCGGTCTGCCGCGCCCATTTCAGCGTTACGTCTCGCGCCGGATCACTCGGCGATAGACACTCCATCGGCTCGATCCCATAGGGCACGAGCTGGTTGCGCCACTTGCCCGGTTCGGGCGAACCGCTTTCAGGAGCGACATGGCGCTTTTCTTCGGCCCACTCCGCAACAGTGCGGTCAGGCGGCGGCCGCAGAGATTCGGCGAAGACACGAGCAACAACCACATGACCGGAGGCAAGCCCCGGAAAGCGTCTATGCAGCGCCTCCGCGTTGAGCATCGTTCTCGAAATCCTCCGAGAGTTTGGTCAGCACCTTCCGGTGCGCTTCGCGAAGAATGCTCGTGACTTCGGCAGGATCGGCAGTTGAGGCAATCTTCTCGCAGAGGTCGAGGTCCGGCGACATGAGGGCATCGCGCAGTTTGACGAGCGCGTTGCCGATGGCTTCCTCGACTTCCGCCGCCGGTGTGAGCTGCCCGGTCTCAGCGGCTTCCTCGCGTTCGAGCCTGTTAAGTTTGATCCGCTCCGCTCGTGCACGGATTTTCGCGACCGTCTCGTCCTGGAGCCCGCCGTCATCCGGCTCGTCTTCGGTTTCGATTTCGCGGGGTCGAGGCTCGGGGCGCAGCAACGGTGCCGGCGCGGGCTCGTCAAATACGCGACCGGCATGGTTGCCAGATTTCATCATGTTGACGTTTTCGCCGCGATGCTGCGCCAGTTCATCGAGATCGACGGCGATCTTTCCATCGATCCGCGATCGGTTGAGTTCCGGATAGGTTTTCAGATAGCGCGTCAGCGTCGAGCGGTTGATGCCGAGCCGCTTCGCGGCCTCGCCACCGCTGACGATGTTGCGCGGTGCAACGTGTTTGTTGCCCTGCCCTGTTGCATCGCGTTGCGGGTGTTGCATCAAAATCCGAGGCCCCCACTAGCGAAACCGCACGCTCTTGCCGCCCGTATACGCCTTTCGCCGGGGAAGGACCCGCGAACCTGTTGCAGGCGGCGGCTTCGCGGGCACGCCGTCATGCAACAGGCCACTCGCGGTCACATGGCGGCCTCCGTCTGACGGGTTGCCGGAAACGAAAACGCCCCGCCGGTTTCCCGTGGGGCGCTCGTCTTGCAGTGTGGTGATTTAGGGGTCGAAGTGGCGGCAAGTCAAGCGACCTTCTCAAACGCCCGTATTCCGCTGGTCTTTTCGCCTGCGCGCATCCCCGCGATCAGCGCGTATCTATCGAGCGCGATTCGCAGCAGCACCGCACCGACGCCCATGTTGCGCGGAATGCCGCAATAATCCTCCGCGTCGGCCAGGCACCAGTTATCAACGACGATCGCCATCGTGAAACCGATTGCGCAGTAGAACACCTGCCGCTTCGTCTTCGTCTCGCGATAGATCGGATCGCTCACAAGGTCGGCCAGCCATGGCCGGTACTCCTCGAGCCACCACTTTCCCTCGCGCTCGTTCATGCGCTGCATCGGATCGCGGAAGGCAGCGCCCCCTTGCACGCGCGTGCCGATCACCGCCGCGCCCGGCGTGAGCCCGCGCCCCAGCGCCTCACGCACAGAGGCGATGCGATCCGCCGCTGCCACATGCACTTGGTCCAGTGTGCCGCGCCGGAATAGCGCCTGCACTTGATCAGTCTTCAGCTTCGCGCGGGTTTGCGGCGTGCCGCGATCAACTGCCTCGCCAACCTTGGCCGCGTTCTTGCCACGCCGCTTGACCGGCTTTCGCGACACGAAGCCCGGAAAGGCCGGCGCTGTTTGAGCGAGCCTTTCCTGCGATATCTTCACGAAACCCATCCGCGCCGCCGATGCTATCCGCTTGTCGCGCTCCCCGCGTTCGGATGCCGAGAGCAGATCGAGCCATGCGGGCAATGGATAGGCACTCGGCGCTTCCACGCCTGTCCAGTCGATGATTTCCGTTTTCATGTCAGCCGTCATCTGCCTTGCCTCCCTGCCCGCTTTGTTTTCGCTGGACGCACGCCGTGCGCCACGACCTCGATCCTCCTGCCGAGCAATTCTTCGAGCCTGTCCCCGAAATGCTGGCGGATGTAATTCGCAGAGAATGCCGATGGCGCCCGGATCAGGGCCGCCCCGTCGCGCGCTTCCGGTAGTTCAACGCGAACTTGTTTGAACCACGAGCTGTAGGTCGCCTTGCCGAGTTCGGCTTTCAGCCGGGCGAGTGCAGTGCGGGCGGGGTCGAAGGCAACAGGCGGCGATGTATCGCTGTACGCGCGCGCGTCTTCAGGAATCTCTGACTCGTTAAGTTGACTCGTTATTGATGTATCCGCAGGCGATACATGCCCTGTGCTCCCTGCGGATTCATGCCCTGTATCGCTGGAAGCACAGGGGTATGTATCGCTGTGAGCACATGCCCCATGTGCCTCAGCCGATACAGGGGGGTGCGTTTCGCAGCCCTCTGAAGGCACCGGATTCACCGGCGGATCGAGGACAACCCGGTAGAGATTTGCCGCCTTCCCACCGTCTTTCCGGCGCTGCGGATGCACCTCGAGATAGCCCAGTTCAGCCAGCTTCGCGACCGCGCGGTTAACGGCCGGGCGTCCGATTCCAAGCACCTTGCCGATCTCGCCCTGGCGCGGAAAACACCAGCCCTCATTGTCTGTATACGTCCCGATTTGCCCGAGAACACGCAGACATGTCTCGTTAAGATTGGGGTCGGCCACCGCCGCCGCCGGAATGATACTCAGCCGCCTCTTGCTCACTTACAGCCCCTTGCATTGCGCGCCGCGTGGCGCGTTCGTCTTTGCCTATCGTCCGCTCGACAGGCCCTCTAGCCCGAAGTCCTACCGCTCAAGGGCGACCCATCGCGTCACAGCGCAATGCGCGCCACAGGCGGCCAGCCGCCGCACTTACTCCCGCATGAGACGCAGAGCCGGTTGCCCGCGCCCTTGCTCAGAAAGTCTTCACCGCAGCACATGCACTTTCGCTTGCGTTTTGCAGAATCAGTCAACGGTGCTTCCATCGCCACGCGCCTCTTGCTCGGCGGCAGCTTCTCAAACGCCTTGTCCCATCGCGCTGTGGTTGCGCCCGTCGCGACAATCCGATAGCAGCGGCGCGAGAAGTGCTCCGGATCGATCCTCTTCTCGATCCGCTTTTCCTTTACAAGCTTGCCGACCGCATAGGCGATACGGCCATTGTCCGCACCGACCTCCTTGATCATGTCCCTGTGCGTCGGCGCGGTCGCGTTCTTCTCCGCCGCGGCGGAAATCAGCCCGTACACCCGCTCCAGCGTGAGATCGGCCGAGTCGTTCCTGCTGCGTTTTCCGCCCCTCACAGATATCTCCCTCGCGGTTTGCCGTCCGCCTCATCATCCAGCACCGCCGTCACCATTTTCTCGGCGCTGATCGTCTCCAGAAGCCGCTGGGCGAGTTCCGGCACGGATATGCCCCGCTCCCGCGCGGCGGGCTGCAAGCCCTCCAGCACATCCACAGGCACCGGCACGGGCCGCATGCGGCGGCGCTCTCCGCGCGTTTCGCGCGCGCCGTCCGCACCGAAACCGTAAACGGGCGATATGAGGCCGCGCGTCATACCAAGCAGCCGGCGATGTAATCGTTTAGGCGGCGCAATTGCCTTTTCGCTTCCTCGGCCTCCCTCGCCGCCTTCACCAGCATTGCGATGCGCTCGGCATATGTGTGGCTCTTGTCTGTCTCCAGCGCCCCTTCCGCTCGCTTCGGTGCAAGATCGCCCGCCGCGTCGAGCGCCGTGGCAACGCTGTCCACGATCATCAGCGCCTGCCCGCGCGAGCGGCCGACTTCGAACAGAAAGGCGTCCAGCTCACCTTCCGGCGCTTTCATGCCAGGCGACGTCGCGGCCTTACCGCCCCCGACGATCATTTCCCCGGCCCGCGTCTTCGCCGCCGGCGAGAGCCATTTGAGTTCGCGGAGGAGGTTGTCTGTCATACCGAAAGCCCTTTTTGTGAATCCTTGCCGCCGGAGGTCTTCTTCTTTGTGAGGTAGCGCTCGGCTAGGAGCTGGATGCGGCTCACGTCGCTGTGCACGGTCTGCACGCCAAGATCGGGATCGACGATGCTTGCCGCCTGCGAGGCCTTGAGACCGAGCATTTCCATGACGGGGGGATCGGAGCCGTCATCCGTAACGAGGAAGATCGCGGTGACGGGGTTCGCCTGGCCTTCGCGGTCGAGGCGGCCGATACACTGATGGTGAATGCCGGGAGACCAGTCGAGTTCGCCGAAGATCATGGTCGAGCAGCGGAACTGCAGGCCGTCGAGGCCCGCGCCGGATCGCAGCGACATGATCATGATGTCGGTTTCGCCGTTGACGAAGGCTTCCTTCGCTCGGTTCTTTCCCGCCGGGCTTTCGCTGCCCGTATACATGACAGGCTTCAGGTCCTTCAGCTCCTCGTTCCAGATCTCGTAGACGCCGCGATGCCAGCCGACGAGGACGACAGGCTCGCCACTCTCCACCATGATGCGGGCGAAGGCGGCAACGGCTTTCGCCTTCGACAGGCCTGTCTGCATGCGGACGAGCATGTCGAGTTCGCGTGCCGCCTCGCCGCGCTCGGTGAATCTGCCCGTGGTGGCCTTGTGCGCGAGTTCGCGTGCTAATGTGTCGATATCGTGAAGCACCGCTTCGTCATGCGGCACCATGTCAACAATGCGGTTCACAGCAGGCATCTCCTGCCCGACGTCATGCTTCGTGCGCCGCAGGAAGGCGAACTGTTCGCGCAGATAGGTGCCAAGCGCCTTGGGATCGGTGACCTTCCTGCCGCCGCCCGTCCATTCCCTCAGGAAATCGAAATAGTCCCCGAGGACATCGGGACGCACGAAGCGCATGATCTCCCAGATCTCATTGCCGTAGTTGTAGATCGGCGTGGCGGAAAGGCCGATGCGATAGCTAGCCGCCTCTGCAAGCCGGAAGGCGGCATAGCCCTTTGCGGACTCTGTGCCCCTGCGCAACTCCTGAATTTCATCAAAGGCGACGAGCTTCGGCTTCATGTCCGTGAGGAAGTCCACCCATCCCGCGAGCTGCGTATAGCGGAAGACAAAGACATCAGCCGGCGGCAGCTCGTAGGGTTTTGTTTTCTTGATGGCGGCGGCATTGAGCGTTGTGAAGCTGTGGATCACATCCACCCACTGCTTCTGCAGATGCGGGTGGCAGACGATGACGGCCGGAAGGGCGGCGCTGTTCACGCAGGCGGCGGCGGTGGTGTAGGTCTTGCCGAGACCAACTTCATCTCCCAGCAAGAGCCCGCGCGAGCGCATGAGTACCTCGACGGCCTGCGCCTGATATGTGCGGACGATCGACCCCGGCTTGAGGCGCGGATAAGCAGGCGGCGAATATCCGTCCGCGAGGATCGTCTCCATCTCCGCCTGCCGCGTCTCGAACTGGAGGCGTCCGTTCTTTAACGCGTCCAAATGATCACCGGAAACATCAAGCGGATAGCGCGACAGGAACCATTCGAGGTCCGCTGCATGTGCGAGGTCGTTTGGCAGGATGTAAGGCACATCCGCGACCTTCGGGATGCGCGGGAAAATGTGCTTCAGGCGGATGCGGACATGTGCGTCCAGCCGGGTGACAACCCAGTGATTACCGATGAGTTCGATGGCGCCGTAGGTTCTCATAACCAAGCACTCCCAAGGCTGACGGTCAGCGCGGGCTTGCCTTCGATCTCCAGTGGCAGGTGCATAGCGATGTTGGAAACGAGCAGAATGCCCGCTACGGACGGGTAAGCTGCATAGCGCGCGAGCTGACGCCCGATGTTCCTGCGGCTGGAGGACCGGAGCTTCACCTCGATCACAATGGCCTCTCCCACAAGAAAGTCGGGGATGTCGCGCGGTCCGAGCCGAGCCTCACGCACGAAGTCCCGGCCTGCGCCCCGCAGCATCTTCTGTATATCCGCCTGCGTTGCCTTCTCGTTCGATAGGTCGCATCGAGCGGAGACCAGCAGGTTCGCCAGTTGGTGAAGTTCGATAGTCGCTTCGGCGCGTGTCATTACATCGTGCCCTCTCCGCCAGCCCCTTTGCGCACGCCGTGCGCCTTCCCGACATGGTGACAATTGTCATCTGTCGTGCCGCTCTCTGGACACCCCGGCGAATGCCGGGTTGTGTCCGTGTCGTTCGTGAGTTCCGCCTTGAGGTCACCCGGCGCGAGCCCGAAGGCATCGAGCGCCGCGATCGCCTGTTCGCGCACACCCGCAAGCTCCGGATCGGCCAGCCCTTCGCCGCTGCCGAGCCATTCTGCGATATCCTCGAGCAACAGCAGTGCCGCCGTCAGCTTGTGCCAGGGCTCGGCGGCGTAGTGCCGCGAGGCCGTATAGGCGCCCGCCGTATGCGCGCCGATCTCCGGCGCAGCATCGCCCACGATGAACTGGATGACGCCAGCCTGCGGCGCGAGGCGCAGCTGCTGCATTGTTTCGGAAAGGAAGCGCCGGTCAGCCCCGGGCGAGCGAAACCCCATGGTCAGGTCCTCATCGGCATGACGACGTAGATGCGGCCGTCTTCCACCTCGGGTTCAAACCGTGATGGTCCCTCGACGCTCGGCCAGAAGCGCAGGTTTTCCGAGTCGACAGCTTCGGATATCAGGTCCAGATATCGCCAGTTGAAGCCAGATCTGAGCGAAGCGCCGCTCCACTCGATGTCGATTTCTTCGCTCGCGGCTTCCCCCAAGGCGCCCGTCGCCTCAACCCGCAGGACGTTGTTCTCGAAATGGAGAGCAACAGCCTTTTTCGGCCTGCCGGACGAGGCATGTTCCACCGCACTCAACGCAACGGAGCAGCGTTTCAGTGCGGCGCGAAAGTGCTCGGTGTTAACAAGCGCCGCGCCTTCAAAATTTTCACGGGGCGGAATAACCCGCGAGTAGGAAGGGAACTGCCCGTCGACAAGCCTTGTCCGGTATATCAGCGGTCCCTGATCCTTCCCGAGGTCGATCCGCGCCTCGACCGCTGTCTCGGTCAGGATCAAGGAGCAGGCCTTGTCGGCCCCCATGGCAGAAAGTTGCCGCAGCGCGGCGTTCGGAATGATGTATCCGCCGCCGCCATCTGGATTGTCCTCCAACTGCTCGCCGCCTTCCGGCAAGGACATTGGGATGTGAGCCAGCTTGTGACCGTCAGTCGCCGTCGCGCACAGCTCTTTTTGTTTGCGATGAAGAAAGACCCCGTTCAGATAGTAGCGCGCGTCCTCGTGTGAGCTGCATACCGAGGCCGAAAGTATGCGCCCCAGTTCTCCCGGCTGAAGTTCCAGCACGATACCGCTAACGGGTTTCGGAACGGGAAACTCAGTGACGGGCAGAACGGCAAGGCGAAAGCGGCTTCGCCCGCAAAGCACGGCGGCGCCCTTGCTCGCATCTTCCGCCGCCGACAGTGAAATCTGTGCGCCGGCAGGCGCGGTATCGGTGATACTCTTGAGCCGTGCCCCGTTCACTGTTGTCTGCCCGTTTTCCTCCCCCGCTACCGTCATCTCGACCGTCACCCCCTGGTCAAGATCGTTCGCCGTGATCCGCAGGCAATCACCGGACAAGGCCAGCAGGACATTTTCGAGAATGGGGACCGTCGCCCGTCGCGGCAGCACAGGACTGACAAGGGCGACGGCGCGTTTGAGCGCGGCAGCTTCAACCGAGAAGCGCATCGGGTTCCTCCAGCAATTTCCTGATGATCTCCTCAACGACGACGCTTTCGACGCCATCGGCACCCACGCCGTTCACGAGGTAATGCGCGACATGCGGCTGCAAATCGCGGAGCGCCGCGTCGAGAAGCGGCTCGGTCAACGGAAAAGGGTAATAGTTCGTGGCTTCGCGGATCAGGATGAAAGCGTCGGCGGCGGGAATAATGCCCCCATCGCCGTACTCTGCATCCCAGTCATCTTCGTCTCCTTCGAGATCGTCGAGCCCGCGTGTTGACCACAGCTTCTCCGCAAGCACGCCGTAGTCGCTTTCCACAATTTTAGAGCAGCACCATTCCCGCACCTGCTCGGCGCACACATCGCCACCTGTCCCCGCGGAGTCCGGGATTCGCTTTTCGTCCGTCTGAGAATTGTTCATGTGGAACATTCCCCTTAAAGCCGGCCGGCAATGGCCAAGCAGATGCGTTCGTTGATCTCGCGCTCCGCCTCTACAAGTTGCTTGTCCACATCAGAGAGTCGCATCGGCCGGAACACGATTTCCGGTTCCTCGGCTTCCTCCCCTGCGACGGTGATGTGCTCGACGAAGAGAAGCGCTAGCCCGGCGGTCGCCATGGCAATGGTCGCGAAGGCGAAGAAAACGCCCTCGCCAAAGCCAAGCCCGACACCGATCATTCCCGTCGTGACAGAGGAAACGGCGCCCGCCGCAAGCCAGAGAAGGCCGCGGCGCATTGCTCGATGCTCTTCGGTGAGTTCGCGTTTCATATCGCCCCGATCTCCCTTGCCTTGAAGCGCTCGATGTCGAGCACCTGGGCGCCCATGCGCGCCTGCCCGTTGCCGCGAAAGCGAAGGAGACTTCGCGGGCACCATGCCTCGCCCTCCTGCCCTTCCGGCGAAATGAATTTCAGTTGCACCGCAAACTCGCGAATGACCGTGACCTCGCAATCGAGTTCGACCGGCTCCCTGAGGCCGGTATCCGCGCGCGCCCGGCCGCCGAAGAGATCGCGCTGTGTCATGGCAGCCTCCAATCGGGGAACGGCTGCTCCACTTCGCGCGGCCACCAGCGTTTGCGCAGGCCGCGAAAGCCCGGGATCGGTTCGTCAATCGTCACTGCGACCGCGCCGCCCCGGCGCAGGATCGCGGGGCCGTCCATACCGATTACCGGCGCGTAGCCTCTCAGCTTTCCATGTGCGACCACGTAAAACCTGTCGCCGGGCCGGATCAGAAATCGATAGCTGTGGCGCGTGTACCATCCCCACGTTTGGCCGGACTCCGGCGTTCCAGCGATGTCGCCTTCCGCTATCCACTCTTTCCAGAAGTCTTTCGGGCAGGTGCCGACGAGATCGACCATTACGTGTCCCTCCCGAAGCGCACGCCGTGCGCCGCCAGCGCCTCGTCTTTCGACACGGCCGCATAGTGCTGCGCGTAAGGTCGCCCGCCTTGGCCGGTGAAGGGCTCGCCGCCCGCCACCCAGTCCCAGACGAGCCAGACGCAGTTCATCACCGGGCGTCCCTGCCCCGTCCAGTCGAGCCGCCAGCCCAGCGGGTGAATGCGCGAGGGGGGAAATTCATTGAAGAGGCGCTGCCGCGCGGCCTTCCCCGCCGCCTGGAAAAAATCGGCTTTCACCAGCAGCGCGAGATAGCGCGCGCCGAGCGCCCGGGCATGGCGAATGAAGCTTTCGACCAGCTCGCCATAAGGCGGATTGGTAATGACTACGGGCGCGCGAAGCCTCCGCGCTTTCAGGAAGTCGACGCCACCTTTCCCGAAGCCCCGGTCGACAAGATCCGTCGAGGTCACGCGGAAACCCGCCGCGCTAAACACGCGCGACATGCGGCCACGCCCACAGGCCGGCTCCCATATATCGCCGGAAACATGCGCCATGCGCCGCCCTTCCCGCGCCAGCAGGGCGAGCGTGCCCGCCTCTTCCGTTTCGTGAAGCTGGTTCGGGTTTGTCCGAAGCGTCGACCCGCCGCGTGCGACAAGTGGCGTCATGATCAGCGGTCCCTTTCAATGTAGGGGCGGGCGCCGCCGGTATAGGCGACCGTCATCGGTGCCTGCGCATTGCGGACCAGCTCGCGGGCATTGAAGAGATGTGCTTTCAGCTGTGCCCGCTGTGGATGGTTCGCGCCCGTCATCAGCCAGGCGCGCGCGGCTCCGCGCAGTGCCGTGTAAACCGGTTTGTCGATGCACTCCGCCAGCGGTCGTTCGATCATCTCGCGCAGCTCACGCCGCACGGCTTCTTCGTCGCGCGAGCCGCTGAGAAGCCGGTCGACGGCGAGCACGAGGCGTTGTTCATGGGTGAGCCGCACCTGCCCCATCACACGCCTCCCTCATGCTGAGGAACGATCAGGCCGGCCGAGCCCGCAGCTGCCGTGTGCCAGAGAAGCGAAAGCACCGGCTGCATGTAGACTCCGGCCGTCTCAAGCATCTGCAACCCGTCAGCGAGCCGCCCGGCAAGATCGCCATGAACTTCAAGCGTCGTGTTCGCCTCATCGGCGAGATGAAGGCAGTCGTCGGCATAGCGCCAGTGATAGCGGCTCTCGATATCGAAGAGAGGATCGTTCATTTCCGCTTCCCCCGTTTCTCGAGGTCCGCAAGCGCCGTGCGCAGCGCGATGAGCTTTTCGACGGCTTCGTCGATTTCGCGGGTGATGTTCAGCTCGCGGACTTCTTCCGCCGTGATCGTGCCGCCCTGGGCGAGCGCTTGGCCCACCACGGCAATGGCCTCGCCGCATTCCTTGGCGATGTCGCCGAGGTGGCGTCCCCACTCGCCCGTGCCGTCGAGGCTGGGCAGCTCAATCAGCACATGGCCCTGCGCGCGGGCGATCTCGCGGGTGAGATGCGGTTCGCCATTCGCCGCTTCGAGATCGAGCAGCACGTCGACAGGCAGAAAGCGGCCGACATTCGGATTCTCACAGCGCGACAGTTCCGCCCGTTCGATCCGCGTCACCTTCGCGGCTAGCTCCAGCCCCCCGGCATCGCGCATGAGCAGCCGCGTCGCCGCCTTCAGGCGCAAGTAAGTGTCTTCGGAGTGAAAACGCCCGGTCATGCGCCACCCCGCGCACGGGAGAAAAGCCCGCGCCCTTTCTCCATTACTTTCCGGAGCGTGCGCGGCATCCTCGCGCCATGGAAAAGAGAGCGAACCCGCATGCGCGAGGGACGGAGCATCGTCCCGACCGAGCGCCCAACACCGACGCAAAAGTGAACAGCGAACGCGGCCACCGAGGAGGAGGGAGGGGTGACCGCGCCCGCCGTCTCCCCGGCGGTGACGGGCGCACCGGCGGGAAGCCGCAAATCGCGGGAAATGAGGCCGGGCGTGAGATTGGCGGCGGGCGCACCCGGCGCACGCCGTGCGCCGGAGGCCGCCTGTCCCGGCGAAAGCCGGGATGCGCCGCCTGCTTCGAGGAAGCGTCGCTTGACCCCGTCCTCGAAAGCGCCGGGCGTGGAGTCGAAAAGGAAGATCGGCCCCTTGTCGTCGCGACTGAAACGCCGCGCGCGGTTGACGAGGTCGTCATTGACCTCCCACGCCATATCGAGGGAGGACGGCTCGCAAGCCGTCACCGTGACGAGGCGCGACAACTCGGCTTCGTCGACAAGACCCTTGAGCTTGAGGCAGCGCTCAGCGACACCCGCCTCCATGCGGATCTGGGCGGGCTGGGCTTTGACCTCATGCAGCATCGCCTGCGCCTCGCTCATCCACCGGGCGAGATCGGGTGCCGGATACTTCCCGTCCCGGCCCGGCCGCGATGCGATACAGTCATTGAGCAGCACGAGGCAGCTCTCGACCACCCGCGCATCCTGCGCCGCGCGGGCACAGGCTTCGGCCCGCGTGCGGCGGAACGCCTTTGCCTCGTCATCGGGAAACTGGAGAAGGTCCGTCATCGTCCGTCCCCCCGGCTGGCGGTGAGGGCTCGCACGGCGGAAGGGTTGGAGGGGGCGTGAGGAACCTGCGCCTCCCCTGTCTTTCCGCCGCGTCGCGAGGTGGCCCCCCTGCAATCCATCACGCCGCCTCCCCTTCGCTTTGGAAGAAGTCTTCCGCCGTGACCGCGCCCTCAGTTCCCTCGGAGATCGCCTTCAAAACCTTGAAACCAATGCCGCGCTCACCTTTAAGGAGCCGCGTGATTGTTGACGCAGAGACGCCAACGCGCGCAGCGAAGGTGCTGGGCTTGAGGTCGTTTTCTTTGAGATACTGTTCCAGTTTCATAGTTGCCATTTTTGACAAATGGCAATGTGATTTGTCAACTGGCAATTTGCCGGTTGGCACTAGCGCCGATTTGCCTCATGGCAAATAGTGCCGCTATGGCTAATAGAATTCGCGAAGTCCGAAAGTCGAAGCACGTCACTCTTGAAGAGCTGGCTGTGCAGACAGGCATTTCAACGAGCTACCTATCGCGTATCGAAGCGGGCAGCCGAGGCCTCAGCCTGGAGAATGCGGTTAGAATCGCAGGCGCTTTGGGCTGCGAGGTCGCAGACTTCACAGCTGAGTTTTCGTCCGAAGACGTCGCGGAGGCGGGTAGACTCGATCTCGCCGCGCCGGGCGGCGGTGTGGCTGGCGACGTACCAAATCTCACCATTCACGCTGGCATGGGAAATGGCGGTCTACTATCGGTGGAGGGCAACGATGCCGGAATCGTCCCGGATACCTATATGGACGGTTTCTGGTCATTTCCTGACAGCATACGCGCGAAATTCCGCAAGATCGGCTCGGTTTATGCACTGCCGGTTGTCGGCGATAGCATGGAACCGACGCTCGTGGGCGGCTCAATTGCGTTTGTCGATACGTCGCACCGTGCGCCCTCCCCTGCCGATATTTATGCGATCGACTATGGCGACGGGCTCATGATCAAGCGTATTGAGCTTCTCCCGCGCAGTGCCAAGGTCAGGGTCATTTCAGACAATCAGCGCTATGGCAGCTACGAAATGAAGCGGAACGACCTGAACGTCTATGGTCGCGTCATCGCGAGTTTCCAGTGGCGCGGCTGAAATGACGGGTTCGGGTTTCTTGACATAAGACTGGCCCGGTGGTCCGATTCCCGACGTAACATTGGGAGGAGACCATGACCATCGAACAGCCGCTGCGCCTTCTTTCGGATCGCGTCCGGGAGCATTCCGCGTCCATGGTAACGGAGGAGGCGGTCAAGACCGCGGTCGTTCTGCCGTTTTTCCAGGCACTTGGATATGACGTCTTCAATCCGGCGGAAGTGATTCCGGAATTCACGGCGGATGCAGTCGGCAAGAAAGGCGAGAAGGTCGACTATGCGATCAAGGTCGATGACCAGATCCGCATCCTTGTCGAGTGCAAGCCGATCACGACCCAGCTCGACAAGGTTCATCTCGCTCAGCTGTTTCGCTATTTCACGGTAACGAGCGCGAAGTTCGCAATCTTGACCAATGGTCGCATATTCCATTTTCACAGCGATCTGGAAGAGCCGAACAAGCTCGACACCCGCCCCTTCCTGACATTCGATCTAGCGGAATTTCCGGTACATATTCTCGCGGAGCTGCGGAAGTTCGAGAAGGCGAGCTTCGACGTCGAGGGCATTCTGGCGACAGCCGAACGCCTAAAATACACATCGATCCTGAAATCCGAGATCATGCGTCTCATTGAAAATCCGACCGAGGATTTTGTGAAACTGATCGCCTCTTCGGTGCATGAGGGGCGCTTCACCTCGCCGATCATCGACAAGTTTTCAGGACTGATCCGCACCGCTTTTCGGGAGGTCATCCGCGAGTCGGTTCACAACCGTCTCTCTTCGGCGCTTGCCGAAACAACGGAGGCCGAGGCGTCTGACGAAAATGCGCGGGAAGATGAGATCGTGACGACGGAGGAAGAACGCGAGGGCTTCCTGATGATCCGCGCGATCGTGCGGGACACGATCGCCGCCAGCCGCGTGGTCATACGCGATCAGAAAACCTATTGCGGTATCCTCATCGACGATAACAACCGCAAGCCGCTTGCGCGGCTGCACCTCAATCGCTCCGTCAAATATCTCAGTCTTTTCGACACAGACACGGAAGACAAGCTCCCGATCTCGTCTCTGGACGACATCTACAAATATGCCGAACGGCTGCGCGCAACGGCAGCGAAATATGTTCAGCCGAGCAGCGAGCGCGCGGCGGAACCGAAGCTGGAGGGGGCGGATGAATAAGGCGCGGCTTCTTGCCTGTCTCGTTGTAGCTATCCCGATTGCCGGACTGCCCGGCGTGTCCAACGCTGCCAGCGAGTTGAACCCGGCGGACTTCGCCAAATGCACCGAAATCTCTTCCTCGGTGGAGAAGCTCGCTTGTTTTGACGCCGCCGCAGAAGCGAATGGACTGAGCTCCAAGATAGAAACATCGAACCCCAGAGGCGAATGGCGCTCCTGGACGGATACGAACAAGTTCACTGACCGCACGGACGCCTACATATCCGTGGAGGCTAAGAATACCGTCCAGATGAACAGCTACAAGACGACCCTCCCGCGTCTTTACATTCGCTGCGCCGACAACACGACCGCCCTTGTCATCACTTTCGACGGCTTCCTCACCACGGATAAGACCTATCTGCGCTACAGGATTGGCGATGGAAAGCCGGCGACGGCACGATGGAACGTATCCACGAATTACGAGTCGGCCGGCTTGTGGCGAGGCGGCCAGTCCATCCCCTTCATCAAATCGCTCTTTGGCGAGGAACGCCTATTGGTGGAAGTCACTCCGCATGGAGAGTCCCCGCTGAGTGTCGAGTTCAATATCACCGGTATCGAGGAAGCCGTTTCCGACGTCCGGAAATACTGCAACTGGTAGGCCGTCCTAGCCCACCTCCGGAAATGGCAACCGGTCGCAGGGAGCATCCGGCCATCCCATATTTTGCCATTTGGCATTTTTTATTGCCATTTATTTTGCCATATGGCAATTTTTCCCCGCTGGCGCACGCCGTGCGCCGACCACCACGGGGAGACATTCATGGACAAGCAGCAAAAAGCCCGCGTCACCGCCATGGAGGCGGATCGCGACGATGCGAAGCTTTCCTATCGCGGCCTCGCGCAAAAGGCCGGGGTCAGTGACGGAAACATCCGCGACGCCGTAAAAGGCCGCAAGGATATGGGCGAGGGCAATTGGGGCAAGGTCGCTTCGGCCCTTCCCGGCGGCAAGCTCGAAGCTCTGCTGCAGGCGGCGGGCATCGAGATTCCCGGCCCCCCGGCGCACGCCGTGCGCCAGGAGGGGGACGCGGACGCCTCGCGCATCACGGTTCCCTTCTCCGCCCTTCGCCTCGCGCCGAACTACCGCACCTCGGCGGATCAGGAGCAGCTCGAAGGTCTCGCCGCCTCGATCCTCGACAAGGGCGTCATGCAGAACCTCGTCGTCCGGCCGGCCGACGCGAAGGGCATTCACGAGGTGCATGCCGGCTCCCGCCGCTTCCGCGCCATCGAATTGAACGTGAAGGCGGGCCGCTGCGAAAAGGACTTCCCGGTCCCGATCCTCGTCATGGATATGGCCGACGATGAAGCACTCGCCATGTCGATCGTGGAAAACCTGCAGCGCGAGGAGGTCCACCCCGTCGAGGAGGCCGAGGCCTTCCGCCGCCTGCGAGACGACCACGCATGGCCGACAAAACGTATCGCAGAGGCGCTCGGCGGCAAGGACAAGCTCCGCTACGTCCAGCAGCGCATCAACATCGCGGAAAAGCTCACGCCCGCAGCGCGCGAGGCGCTGCATGAAGACAGGATCGGTCTCGATCAGGCCCGCGCCCTTTGGGTCCTGCCGCCCATGTTGCAGGATCGCATGCTCGCCAATGCGGAGAAGCAGGGATGGGATGCAGAGGACATCAGGCACTTGGCCGCACGCGACCTCCCCGCTGGAAAGGATGCCGCCTTCGACGTCGCCGCCTATGACGGCGAGATCTACGAGGCGAACAAGACGAAATACTTCGTCGACGTGGCGCGCTTCGCGAAACTTCAGCAGAGCGCCATCCGCACCCGCATCGACACACTCAAGAAGAAGTGGGGCGGCGGGCTCGTTGAGGCGAAGTACTACTTCGAGCTTCACGGCTACGAGAAGACAAAGGACAAGGAGAAAGGCGTCTCCTTCTATCTCCTGAGAACGCATAACGCACATGGCAGCGGCCCCAAGTGGCAGACCATTGAGGTCAGGGAAGGCTACATCAAGGCGTCCGCCGCAAAGAAAGTCGGCGTCGAGGGTGCACCAGCGCCGGAGGAGGCCAAGCCCCACGGCAACAAGCATCTCGAACAGGCGCACCACCTGAAGACACTCGAGTTGCAAAGGGCGATTGCCGAGCACAAGGAAGGCGCCGCGATCTCGATGGCGCTGACCGTCGTCACCCTGATCGGCTTCGAATATGGCTCACCGCCCGCCGTAAAGATCCACAGCGGGCAACGCGGCAACGGCCAGCTTGGGCGGCAGATGTCCCCGCAGTTCCAGGAACTGGAAACCACGCTGCGGCCGTTCATCGAGAAAGGCATGCTCCGCTCGGCGGAAGAAGGCGGCTTGCGCGAACGCAGCCACATCGTGCCGGGCCGCGAGGGCGACTTCTTCAACGCGCTGCTGGATGGCCCGCGCAGCCACCTCGAGAAAATCTTCACGCTCTTGATTGCCGTCGAGACGGGCTCGTTCGTGAGCTTCCCGCTCCGCTATGGCGACAACCTGCTTGCCGTTGCCGCTGCAGAGCGGGCCGGCGCAACGCTCGCGGGCAAGTGGCGGATGACCGAGGATTATTTGAAGCCCTACACCCGCGCCCAGCTCGACCGCGTGGCCGTCGCCTGCCTGCCGGATGACGCGGACACAGACCTCCCGCCAAAGAAGGGCGAGGCCATCGCCGCGATCATGAACCATGCATGCCTCCCGGTCGAATGGCTCCCGCCGGAGCTGCAGTTCGGCCCGCGCCACATCATCGAAGGCGAAGCGGCCGCGATGCTCGGCTTCACGCCGACAACGCCCGCGCAGTGCCATGACGAAGACTACGCGGACGACTTCGAGGGCGACCCCGAAGACGATATCGGCATCGCCGATGAAGACGATCTCCCTTCGCCCGATGGGCTTCGGGAGACAGGGGAGGAAGCGGAGGAATATGACTACACCACAGTCGACCGGCGCATCGCTCTTGACGGCGAAGCCGAGGAGGAACTGGCATGAACAGCCTTCAGGAAATGATCAACACATCGCTTGTGGAGCTGTTCGATAGCGGCAAGGCGAAGGAGATCGTCGACGGCTATGTCGAGAAGATGGTGAAGGATGTGGTGTCCTCCGCCACCCGCCCCTATTCGGAATTCGGCAAGACGCTCGAAGCAAAGCTCGCCGAGCATCTCCAGGTCGACTTCGGCAAGCTGGACTTCCCTGCCTACAACCATCTCGTGACGCAAGTCGTGCAGCGCTCGCTGCGTCACACGCTGCAGGACGATGCGGCGAAGCAGCTCGAAGTCGATCTTACCGAGATGCTCGCTGGCGAAACGCCGAAGGAAGTAACGCTTTCGCAGCTCGTGGAACAATTGAAGGAATGGGCCCGGGAAGAAGCCTATGTCGCACTTGGGGCCGAGGCCGTGACGGTAACCATCGAGAAGACGAAGTACGATTCGTGGTGGCTCCATCTCGACCCAGAAGCAAACAAGGAAAAATACCAGTGCCGGTTCCGGCTCCATATGAATATGGACGGCACTCTGCACTCGGCGAGCATAGGGTCACGAGACCTTAAGACAGGCTTGTTCCTCGGCAGCCTCTACGGCTTCGAGCGCACGATCTTCCGGATGTATACAGCGAAGACGCGCCTGATTATCGACACCGAAGATCCGGACATATACCAGCCGGAAGGCGGTGAAGAATGAAAAGGCCAACCGACTTCTTCGGCATGGGAACGGCGATCAGAGCCTTTCTCTCCCATCTGGAACAGGCGAGCCGCCGAACTGGCCGAACCCAGCGCCTTGTCGACGCCACCTTGCCCGGCGACAGGATTATCTGCGCAACCGAAGAAGACGCCAGACATCTGCGGAGGCGGCTGCGAGCGGCCGACAAAGATGTTCAGGTGAGCACCTGTCCTCCCGATATAAGCCCCGTATCGCGCTTCAGCACCAGTCCCGGGCGAACATGGTTCGATCATCGTTGGGTCGAAGCCATTTACAACAATGCGCTGGCCAGCGCCGAGCGGGACATTCTCTCTCTGGAGGCCGCTATGTCGAAGCGCCATCCTCTTGTTCCGCGTTCACAGGAAAGGACCGCGCGCAACCCGATAGATTGGGACCCGACAGGAGGCGCCACATGAGCCGCGCCGCCGCCCTTGGCCTTCTCTGTTTCATCTGCGCCTATCTGATGAGGTTCGCCGCGTGACCTCCCTCATCCTCACGCATCAGGAGGCTGCCCGCTCGCTGCGCATTCAGCCGCGTGAGCTGAAAAGGGCTGTCGAGGCCCGGCTGATACGGGCTCATACGCACAGCCCTTCCCTCGTGAAGCCACGGCGCTATTATCTGGCCGAAGACGTGGCGGCCCTCGCTCGTCAAATCGCGGAGGCAGGATGTCTCGAAAAACTGCTGACATCGTCACCCGTCGTGCCGATCCGGTCACGGGCGCCCCGCTCCCGAACTGGTACGAAAACGCCACCGTCCGCGCGCCGGACGGACGGCGCGTCCGGCTTCGGGCAAGTTGTCGCACTCACGATCGCGAAACCGCACGGGCGCTGACCGCCGAGAAGATGCGGCGCATCGCGCTGGGCCTGCCACTGGACGAGGCCGCACAGTTCATCGGCATCGAAGACGCGCTGATCCGCTATTGGCTGGAGCATGTCTGTCAGGGTTCGGGAAAGCCCGTCATTTCTTCATGGGCCGATATCCGCCGCATGAGCGAGGATCTGATCCGTCTCCTCTCGCGGATCTGTGGCGGCATGCCAAGGCTCGATGACCTGACCGCCGACGAGATCGCACAATATGCAGCGGCGCGGCGGGCCGAGCCGCAGCGGCGCTACAAGCGGCCGCCCAGGGGTATGAACGCCATCCCGCTTTGCGGGCCGCGCACGGTCAATGCCGAGCTGGAGCTGCTGCGCGCCGTGATCAACATGGCCCGCACAAAATGGCACCGCACGGTCGACCCCGAGATATCCGCCGGCGGCGAGCGCCGCCGCATCCCCGTCGACTTCGACGCCCTGCTTTATGCCGAACCTGATTCGCCGCGCGCATCGGTCCCGGTCGACGCGCAGGCGCGGGTAATGGATTTCTGCTCGCGACCGGAAAACCTGCGCTGGCGGCATGTCGGCGAGCTGCTGCAGGTCGGCATATGGGAGCAGCCGAGGCGCGGCAACCTCGTTACACTGGATTGGTCGCAGATCGACATGGCCGCCCATGCCTATGCCCTTGCCACGAAGTCGCGCAAGCCCGGCGGCGAGATCGTCCGCATACAGATGACGGATGCCTTCTGGCGCTTCCTCGCTGCCAAGGGGCCGAAAAAGGAAGGCCGCGTCTTCCTGCGCTGGGAGCCCTGGGCACGGCGAAACCCCGACGGGACGTCCACCGAAAAGTGGCAAGGCGATTGGGTGCCCTTCGACGAATTCAAGCGCGCCTGGAACACGGTGCGCCGCGAATGCGGCCTTGGCACGATCACCTTTCATCAGGCCACGCGCAAGACCGGCGCCACCCGTATCCTCGATGCCGGCGGCTCGCTTGCCGATGCCCAGCTCTCGCTCGGCCACAAGGATATCCGCACCACCATGCGCTACCTGAATGTCGGAAGCGGCACGGCACGGGCGGCTAAGAACGCCGCCGCAGATTGGTACGAAGAACAACGCGCAGCCGCATCACAACCGCGAAAGGAAAAGGCATGAGCGACCTCGGCGATACGCGCATCAGAGTGCTGCGCAATGATGATCATCATGAGCGTGTGGAAGGCTCGCCGGGCTATTGGATCGAGAAATTGAGCGGCAGGCGATTTCACTACACTGCTTTCGTTGTCAGACCAGAGCATTTCTCATTTCCCTGCCCGGATTGCCTTGCGCCGTGCGACGTGCAGCGCGGCGATCACCGATTGAGCGGCAGCCGGGAACTGTTTCAAGAGACCTGGTTTCGCTGTGATGGATGCGGAAGCGAAGCCCCGCTCGGCGCTTTTCGCGGCAGTGCCTATGTCCGGGTGGAAGGGGAGGAATGCGCGACATCCCTTCCGTCGCGCAGCGTGACACAACTGCGTCACAGCGAGCCACATCCGGAGCCGGCAAAAGCTCGGGCCCCCGGTAAAAGATCTTCCAAATCAGTAGGTTAAATGGTCGGGGCGGAGAGATTCGAACTCCCGACCCTCTGGTCCCAAACCAGATGCGCTACCAGGCTGCGCTACGCCCCGACATTTCCGAGCAAATACAC